ACCCCCTCAAAATTCACCCACCCCCTACTTGACACAGACAAACCATACTAATACAATACTAACCATCAAGGCGACGGGCCCCCTCGGACGCTCCAACTTACACAACATACATATTATAGAAGTGATGGCACAGCAGAGACGCAGAGTAACAGAGGAACATAAGGCACAGATACAAGGGTTATGGAACGCTGGTCTTTCGAGACAGTCGATAGCCAACACCCTAGGGTTTAGTGTCAACACTGTTCGAGACGTAATCAAACGTTTACAAAAACAAGGTGTAATACAAAAGCGTCACGAGGCGATGCAGCTAAGTGACGAAGACATCCAAACCTTGTCTAAAGAAGCTAAAGTGAGTGTAGAAGTGGTCAAACACTTACTAACGCTTGCTCGTAAAGAGAGAAAGAATGTATCGATGAGAGCTGTGGTGGGGTCATACCTAGCGTTGTGGACTTCTCAGCGTGGTCGTTGTTACTATACTGGTGCCCCATTAACGGTGGACGGTTCGCCTCGGGCTGCCGTGTTGGTGCGTACTGGTGGGATTGGCAAGGTATTTGTTTCTCGACTGGCGAGAGATTTCCGTGGTAAGATGCCACATCAGACATTTTTACGTATGGTAGGTGCGGTGGCGAGATACTCGTTGAAACAAAAAGTGTGATGCCCTCTTGCTGTTTATTAACTGTTCGCCTATAATACGACTTGTACCCTGCACGTAGCAGGTTTGTCAGGCAGTGCCTGGGTAACTCCGGGAGGCTGTCACACTCCGAGGGGGGCTCGTCGTAGGGTACACTTGAACTTTGGTTGGTTCGTATAGCGGCCAAATACACATCTTTTCTAGCGAGATGTAACGTAGGTTCGAATCCTACACCAACCGCCATTGTATATCGGTGGTGTGTTTGAAGTCTCTACATAGAGGTTTTTCATTAGTGGGTCAGTGTGTACGAAGTACATAGTGGCACACAATTAGTGGGTCGTTCATATACCACTGATAAGTTCCTTTTTACCTTGTGTGTAGACAGGAGACATCCTGAGTCCGAACTTGAGACATACCACCGATATGCACGGGACCGAGAACTTTGTGAATATCAGACATAGGCTTGTTACAAAGCTTTAGCTAAACTAAATTTTCATAAGATTCCTTTTTGGCTCTACTTCCATAGCGGGTAGAGCCGTTTTTCATTAGTAGACGTGTGAACTTGTTTCATACGTATACTATTCGTGTGTGAAACACACGCATAATACTAAACAGCCGGTGGCAAATCTTCCGAACCGCTTGTGGTGACATCTGCGTCGGTAGTACCGTGTATACCAGGTTGTCGTGTGATGTCTCCGTCCCAGTTAGTGATACGAGTACCGTATTCAGGAGGGTTCTTGGCGACGATGGCTCCACCTGCAGGTTTTTCTTCCCGTTTGTTGTTTATATAGGACGTTTGTACGTTGGCTGCACCGATCTTACATTTGTTGAGGACGGCATCTTTTGGGATGTTGACACCGTTGAGTGTGCAGTTGTCGAAGACGCAGCCGTTGCCGAACTTGGAGAATGGAGCAGATTTGTTGAGATTGAACTTGCAGTTGACGAAGATGCAGCCGTCACCGAACTTGATGAAATTGGTCAGTGTGGCGTTCTCGAAGATGGTGCCGTGGGGGAAGCTACCACCAGGTCCGTAGCTGCCACCTTTTTTGACTTGTCCGAATTTACCGATGTCCCACGCTGTGCGTTGTAATAGCACCCCGTCGTTCGTTTCTGATTGCCCTGATTGGACATATTGGATGAGTTTTGTCATTGTGTCCTCATAGATGTCTGTGTAAAATACAAGGGTATTAATTAGGAGATTCCCCCCGTGAGTGATAAGACAATACAGGATTTGATTACGAAAAGCGAGGCTGATACGTCCGACGGGGCGTCACGTGCAGCGTTTTACAAAAATATATTCATACCGAGTTTGGCTCGTGACATTGTGTTGTTTGGTAAGCAGCACGGTGTGGAGATTATCGAGCAGTATGGGTTGGATGCCAGTGACCTGGCCAAGATCATTGAGATGCCGATATTTAAGTCCGAGGTGAAGAACCTACGGATGATGATGGACGAGGGCGTCTTAATTACGGCACAGATGAAAGCGGCAGCGGCACTAGAGGGTGCGGTTGACGTACTGGCAGCACAACTGATACGTGATGATATTAAGCCGAATGAAGTTTGTATGGTGGTGAGAGAGTTGAAACAGATGGCGACACTTACCCATACCCAGGTCATTAGCAAGGGAGCGGTGGCCAAAGGCGATGAGGTAACCAGTGCTGCAGGTATGGTGGTCAACTTCTCATTCGGCGATCCGTCACAACTTCCACCTGTTCGTGAGGCGATTGATGTGACACCGGTGAGCAAACTGATTCCGAAAGAGGAGACGGTGGTGGATGTAAATATGTTTAACGAGGTGGTGAATGAGTCAGAACGCTAATACATTTGACCTAAATAAATACCCGACGCTTAATGCGTTTGCTCGCAGTGATGCGTTTATCAAGTTCGTGGTCGGACCAGCTGGATGCACCCCCCTTGACACAGAGGTTCTAACAAGGGGTGGATGGGTAAGAGTGGACACGTTGCCGGATGAGATTCTAGTATACAACCCGGACACTAAGCAAGCATTTTTTGACAGAGTGTTATCTTGGGAAGTTGCACCTAACACAGACGGTTTTTATCAGTTTAAAACGTCGTATGCTTTAGATATGGCGGTTAGTAAAGAACACAAAGTTTGGGGAACGACCGGGTATAAACTACGACGAGGAGATGACTCTTTAACGTTTAAAACCGGACAGGAGTTATTTGACTCGTTTGAACGTGGAGAAGCACCGTGCTTCAAGATACCAACAGTTTTTGACTACACAACAGATAACAAGTACCCACTAACTGATGCACAGCTTCGTGTTTGTGTTATGGTGTCTGCTGATGGTTCGTTGCCTGAGCGTGGTCAAAAGTGCGTGGTTACAGTACGCAAAGAGCGTAAAAAAGAACGCATACGTATGCTGCTTAAAGAAGCTGGGATTGAGTACATCGAAGTTACACACGGCAGCAGACCAACTGAAACTATTTTCAGATTTGTCCCACCTGAGTGGAGCAAAGACCTTAATAGATTCTATACGGCCTCCGTTGATCAATTAAAAGTGATTGCTGAGGAGTGTTTGCTATGGGACGGACACAAAGGCAAAAAAGGTGCGTATTATACATCTAACAATAAAGACAATGCTGACTTTATTCAGTTTGCGTTCTGTGCACTAGGATACCCATCCGTTATTCAGACTCAGATACGTGAAGACAAACCGAACTGGAATCCAACATACAGAGCATCTTTCAGTGAGAATAAGAAAACAGCGTATGTTGACTTAAAAACCGCTAATGCTAGTGTTTTAGAGTCACAGGATGGAAAGATGTACTGTCCGATGACGAGTACCGGTATGTTTGTTGCAAGACGTAATGGTAAAGTATTCTGCACAGGCAACAGTGCCAAGACCTCTTATATGGCTGTTGAATTGTTTAGACGTGCGTGCTTACAAGAACCGGCAGAAGATAAAGTGCGGTATTCTCGCACGCTTGTAGGTCGTAATACGTATCAGGTTTTGAAGTCAGCCACCATCCCTACCTTTGAGAATATGCTAGGTTGGTTAGGTGAGGCGATCACATTTAAGAAAGGGTCGTTCCCACCGACTGCACACGTTCGGGCAAGATTGTCTGATGAGACATACGTACACTGGGACATCGAGTTTGTATCGTTTGATACAGAAGATGCGGTGAGCAAGCTCTTGGGTTATGAACCTACCAATGCGATGCTGGATGAGATTTCAGAACTTCCGGAAGAATTGATTGACTCTGTGGTGAGACGTCTAGGTCGTTATCCGAGTGGACGTAAAGGCAAGCCGACTTGGGTTGGGTTGATTGGTGCGACCAACGGTCCACGTAAAGACCACTGGTTATACCAATGGTCGCTTGGTTCTCGTGACAAAGAGTTTGCAAAAATCGAAGCAGCGACGGGGCGAAAACAGTTTGAGTTATTCCGTCAGCCAGGTGGTCTTATTGAGAAAGCAGAGGGAGAGTGGGTACCGAATCCATTGGCTGAGAACATTGACAACTTACCGGGTGGATATGGTTATTACTTCAATATGCTGAGCGGAGATCGTCAGCGTGTGAGAGCATACGTTGAGGGTGACTTCGCTGATATTGTTACCGGTAAGGTGGTGTACCCTGAGTTCAGACGAGAAACACACGTTTGGGTTGGTGGACACGAGAAATTACCATCTTCACTACGACTTTATCTTGGCTTCGACTTTGGTCGTACACCAGTTTGTACGATTGCGACAGCGACACAAAGCGGCAAGCTCATTGTGATTGATGAGGTTATGGGAGAAGATATTTCTATAGATACCTTATGTACAGATTTTTTATTTCCTGTCTTGCGTCAGAAGTATCCTCGTAGCACAATAGAGGGGGCGTGGGGAGACCCAGCTGGTAATGTTGAGACACAAGCGTTGGATGTTTCCCCGTTTGATGTGTTGTTGAAACACGGGATACCGATTGAAGATCCTGGTGGTAATAACAAACTCCAACCACGATTGGAAGCGGTTAAGCAGAGATTAACTCGTTTAGATGGAGAGGGTCGACCAGCAATTTTGATTACAGACAACTGTAAGTATATAATTGAGGCGATTGGCTCGACTTATATTTATGAGAAAGTTAAGGGCCGTAATGATACGGTTCGTGATGTACCGACGAAATCACACGAGGGTTGGTGCTCGGATTTATGTGATGCTCTCTCATATTTGTGTATGGGTTATAATGCACTGGTGGGAATGAAGCAGCGTAGACGTAGAGTGCTGCCATCGTTAAAACGAAGTGCTATGTAGGAGAAGAATATGCAGTTAGACAAATGTCGTTGCCGACGCAACGCAGGCGTGTTAGGCAAAGTGCAACGTAATAAGTAGGTGATACAATGGCTGAGCTCTCGAAGAAAAGACAGAGACAGATACGAGCGGACTTAGGTGCGTACGTACGTAAACGCTTTGAAGAAGCACGCTATGCCAAGGGTGAGATTTATGACATTCTCACTCAGTGCTTGAAGCAAATTAAAGGTGAACGTATTGGTGGGGTTGGTATTGATCCGGAGGTGGACGCCAACTGCAACATTACCTCGCCTATTGTTCGTGGTACGGTTGGTCTAATCCGGGACGTGTTTGCCAACAGTTTGGAGAGCCCATTTGTTATCAAGGCATCTCCTGTTGTTGATTTAGACAAAGGTGCAGAGCGTACTGTAATGGACGTGTTACTTAAGAAGTATGCGGCTATGCAGCAAGAGGGCATTGTACCAACGGATGCTGAGATTGAGGCTGACGTACAAGAGAACTTGATGGCGGCGGGTACGCTTGAGAAACAACGCCTCGCAGATGCGGCAGCAGCACGTATGAACACGCTCATTCAGGACAGACTGCAGGATGCTGATTGGCTACCTGAGTTTGGTGATTTCATCTACAATTTTGTGGCATACCCTGCAGCGATTTTAAAAGTACCTGCGATGAAGCAGAAGATGTGGAAAGAGTGGGATAATGAGACTGGTCGACAAGTGGTTCGCAAACGAGTGGTGCGTTCCGTTGAGAATATCAGTCCGTTTGATTTCTACCCAGCTCCGTATGCACAAGATGTGCAGAGTGCAGAATACGTCATCGAGCGACGCAAGGTGACACGTACAGAACTAGCTACGTGTTATGCGTTACCGGGATATTCCAAGGACGGACTCGATGATGTTTTTGAGTTGTATCCGAATGGATATTTAGAGCCGTATGAGGAGAGCGAGAATCGACCTGATTCTGATTTAGAGGGGATTCCGTCTGATGAAGATGGCGACCACAGTAAGGCACAAGGTGCGTTTGACTGTTTAGGATTCTACGGTTCTATTCAAGGTAATATTCTTGCGGCGTTTGGTGTGTCGGTAGAAGATGAAAATCGCAATTATGAAGCTGAGATTTGGATCATTGATGACATCGTGATCAAGGCGACACTAAACCCGGATCCATTGGGTTTACGACCGTTCTATGCAGCGTCATTTGAGCCTATCCCTGGTTCGTTTTGGGGTGAGTGTATTACAACACGTCTAGCTGATACACAGCGTATTTTAACTGCTACTGCAGTGGCACACGTGGTGAACCTTTCATATGCGAGTGGTGTACAAGGTGAGGTGGACGAGTCACGTTTGGTTGATGAAGATGACCCACGTATTGTTATCCCGAACTCGTTACGACCGGTGGTGTATGATTCCAAACACAATGGTATGCCAGCGATTCGTTTCTACACTGTTCCTGATTTATCAGCGAACTTGATCAACGTAATTCAATTCCACCAACAACAAGCCTACGAGCTTGTGGGTATTCCACGTGTGGCGTTTGGTTCTAGCGAGAACTTAGGCACAGTAGGACGTACCAGTGGTGGCGTGGCGATGGTTTTAAACCAGGCAAGTAAGTCTGTAAAATATGCGTTGCGTATTCTAGAAGAACGCATTATAGAACCTGCAGTGCAGTCATTTATTGACTACGAGTTGTTCTTTAACTCAGACCCGACAATCAAAGGTGATATTCGAGTTCACGCTCGTGGTGTTAGCGGATTGGTTGAAAAAGAGAATAAAGAAAGTAAACTTGAGTGGGCATTACAATCTATGGCACCATATGTCCAAATACCGGACCCTGAAACTGGACAACCTATTATCCCGGCTAAAGGTATCAAAGCATTGGTGTTTGAGTTATTCAAATCAGTTGGTGTGCCTACCGATGACATATTCCCTGATTACGAGTTCCAACGAGCTGTTACAGGTGGAAGTGTTCCGCAAGCACCGAACCCGATGGTACAAGGGGCAACCTTGGATGGTCGTAGTGGTTCTGCCGCTGGTGCGATTGCCAATATGAATAGTATGGGTGGCGGTGGCAACCCACAACCTGGAGCGTTATAATGGCGTTTAAGAAAACTTTAGAAATTAAAAAAGAAGATGGTGCTGCACTAGATGTGAAGCCAGTCAAGATTACCACTAACGAAGCCATTGCACTTTACGTGAAAGCCGAGTTGAGCAATACAGACAAGTTCACCTATAACCCATCTGTACAAATCTTCCGATTGGTAGATGTATCAGATGGCTGTTGTAGCGATGAAGAATGTATCCCGTTCGGAGAAACTTGCGACGTAATGTACTTGCCAAAAGGCCGATACAGTGTGACTGCGTGTTCATTGGACAGTAACAAATACTATGATGAAGTATCTGACGCAGACATCAAAGTGCACTTGGTTGGTGAGACGCTAACTTCTGAATACAAAGAAGTGTTGTTAATGAACGCCAACAAGGGGTGCTAAATGTCCGTCGTTGTTTCACGCAAAGAAGCGTATGCGTTAAAAGTATTTAGAACTAGCCCTGGTGCAGAAGACATCAAGGCTGTTCTGTTACGTGAGTTGAATTTAGAACGTGAACTCTTTGAGAGTGAACCTGTGAATGAAGATACACGTAAGAAGATCACAGCATACAAAGTTGCTCTAGGCGTGTTATTTGACGAAGATTTAGTTAAGGAGCAGGAATGAAGTGCAAAACAGGCTACTCAGCATACAAGCTGTTCAAAGCCAACACAGCGTTAGTATTTCACATCGAGTGTGCCACCGAAGATGATTTGTTTGGTATCGAGTATGCACCCTTTGACGAACAGTCACAGTGTATGGATGATTTGAAGTTCCATCCAGTGCTAATTAAAGGTGAACGTGTAACTTTTGATAACAAAACGAGTCCGTTCGTGTATACTACACCCGCAAAAGCATACTATCGTATTGTAAACTTAGGATTTGATAATACGAGAGCGTGTGTTAATATAATTGATACGTATGAGGTTAAACCCTATGTCGAACGGTAAACCAGTAGAAAATTTTTATAAACGTCGTAAGAAAGTATTAGCTCTTACGAAAAGTAGTGTGCAGTTCCAAGAATACACAGCGTATTTAGAAGATCTGCTTAAGGAAGAGCGTGTCCAATACGAAGAAAACGCAGCTACCGAGTTCGCTCGTGGTCGTGTCTCTATGTTGAAGCACCTCATTGATGAACTTAAAAATGGTAAATAGAGATGACAACCCAATACGATCCCTCGGAGCTCGACAATTTTTTAGATGAACTTGAACAAGGTAAGCACGACCAAGGTGCAGAAGAAGCACCAGGTGCAGCTGAACCTCAACCAGGTGAATCACAAAGTGAAGACGATTTTGACGTTGATGAATTTACAGTAGGCGGACAAAGTGCAGCACAACCTGCAGCACCAGCTACTCAAGCAACAGCACCAGCTCAACCAGTAGGTAATGCGGACAACGTTGACCCGTTTGAACTACAACGTAAGCTTGCTATTGAGCAAGGTAAGAATGAAGCATACGCAAGTATCTTCCAAGGCATCAACAACCCGAAACCAGCAGAACAAAAACCTGCAGAAGCTCCAAAGGATTACATTTTCGATCCTACGGAGACTGAGTTGTCAGATGAAGAAAAAGAAATGTTCGAACGTTCTAGTCCGTTGGTGGCAAAAGTTGCAAAACAGATTGCTAACCAAATGTACAAACAAGCGGTTCGTCCATTAGAAGATAAACTTGCACAAGCTCAGCAACACGTTGAACAAACAGAGCAACAAGTTAGACAACAACGTCTACGTGAGTTCCACGTTCGTTTACACCAAGAAATACCGGATTTAGCTACAACATCGGCTACTCCTGAATTTAATGCTTACCTAAAACAGGCGGCACCACGTTCAGGCGGCCAATGGACTGTAGAAGCGGAATTGACAGCGGCACTCCAAAATGGGAACATAGCAGCTGTCAAAGAGATTGTGTCAGGATTTAAACCTACACAACAACCAGGGGTGCAAAACGTTGCACCAGGAAGACCACAGTCAGGAACCCCCCCTACTTCTGACAAAGGGTCGAAAATGTTGGCATACTCTAAGCTCATTAAAGCGGAGAACGACTACAATGCTGGTCTTATTACGCTTGATAAGTACTCTAGAATTTTGGAGATTTATCGTGATGCAGAGATGAACAACAACGTCGATTATGAGTCATAAGTTAGGAGCATAAAATATGGCAGGCCCAATTCGCACGGCTAAACCAACTATGCAGTCAGCGAGTGGTTATCGAGTATACCAATTCTTGAATAGCCCGCTGTTTGCGAAAGAGATGATTCACCGCACATACCACGATACTGTGACCGGTGTTATCACATCACATTCCGTGGTTCCAAGTGAGATCCGAGATGTAGGTGATCAAATCACTTTCCGTAAAGCACCCGTTGGTGAAATCTTCAATTATCAAAAGAACCAACCATTAGAGTTCTCTGAACTTAACACTGAAACCGTAACAATGGTTATCAACCGTGCTAAGTACTGGAACTTGAAGCTTGATGAAATTGATGTAAAACAAATTCAAAACATTAAAACTTGGGTTAATGAGTTCATCGCTAACTGTCAAGAACAGTTAAAACAACAAATTGACTTCGAAGTATTAGACTATGTACCTCGTAAAGCAGATCCATTTAACCGTGGTTCTCGTGCTGGTAAAGTATCCGGTATGTACGACTTAGGTATGTATGGTCGTCCAATTCACTTAGATGGCGAAAACTTCTTACAATACATCGGCTTCTTAGCAGCTGTATTAGATGAAGCACAATGTCCAATGCGTGGTCGTTACTTGGTGTTACCAGGTTCAGCACGTACCTTGTTCTTACAGAACAAATGGTTGAACGATATGAGCCAAACTGGCAATAAACCAGTTATGTTAGCTGAGACCATTCCGTCAATCGCCGGCTTCAAAATCTACTTCTCACACAATATGCCGAGCTATGTAGATCCAAACCACAAAGACAAACGTGCTCACTTAATCGTTGCAGGTTTAGACACAGCAACTGGCTTCGTTACACAAATGACTAAACAACAACACATTGACCAAGTGGAAACTTCATTTGCTCAATACTGGCGTGGTTTACAAGTGTACGATTTCGAAGTGATTCGTCCTGAACACATCGCTACATTGTATGCGACTGTGAACTTCAACAAACCTGCAGGTTTAGGAGGCAACTAATGGCTAAACGTTATTCGATTTTCCTAGGTGGTAACAAACGCCACTACGGAATGATGGATGTGGCTTGGGAGTCTGAATTAACTCCATTCAACGCACACGTTGAATATGCAGCCCACTTAAAACGTCGTCACTTCGTTTTACCATATCACTACTCACACTACGATGAAAACCATCAAATGTGGTACCGTGAAAATGGTATGCGTGACTTAGAAGTTGGTGATGAGTTAGTAATTAACTTGTTAGCAGCTGGCACCAAATTAAACGACTACGTATTCCACAACAAAACTGCAGTACCTGGTACTAAGTTTGAAGTTGAAATCCACGGTAGTGCGTCTGACAGCCCAGTTGACCAAGAAGCATTGTACACAGCAGTTGATGAAGCTAAAGCTAAATTATCAAAAGCACAAGCTGCATTAATGGCGAAAATGGATGATGCGGATCTTAAGAAAGCAGTTGCTGACGCTAAGAAAGCAGTTGCTGATGCTGAAAAAGCATTAATGGATGCAGCTACTGAAGTTGTGGCTAAATTTGAAATTGATGCTGCACAAGCAGGATTCCACCGCTTTGAAGTTAATAGCTTCTTACAAACCAACGGTTTGGTTGTATTACGTTTGAAAGAGGGTACTATGATGAACACATGCTGGTCATCAATGTTAGACCTTGTTCACTTCGACGACCAACACGCTTGTGCTTGTGGTGTTGAACCTTGCGAAACAGATTATCCGGATCCGGAATGTTATGTACCTACTTCTAGTTCAAAATACTAGAATTATGGTGTAGAATTGAGGGGAGCTATTGTAGTTCCCCTTTTTTATTGGAGATTATTATGAACAAACCTTACGCAAATCGTACCCCAATCGGGTTCGTAGATAATGATGGATATGTGACACCGTTCAACGGTCGTGTAGTGGATAATATGCCAGGGCGTTATATTTACACTCAGGCAGAAATGGATTTTTATTTAGGTCAGCAACAGTTCCGTGAGCAAGAGCGTGAAGCTACACGATTCGGCAAACAGGAAGAAATCACTGATGTGGAAGTACCACAAGAGGTACTAGACAATCCAATTCCACCTGCGCCACAACCGCCAATCCCGGCACAGTTTGTGGCCACGCCGATGGACCCAGCTGTTCCACCATCGCACGTTAATTTAACTCAAGAGCAAATGGATGCGTTACCGGCAGGCCTAAATGGCAACGATGTAATGCGTCAAGTGATGAGCACTAAGTAGGTTCTATGAAAGTAAGTGGGATCATTGAAGAAGTAAGTCGGTATTTGCAGGACAATGAGTTCGAGGACGATGTTGCCTACGTTCACTGGACTAAACAAGATCTACTTACTTACATTAGAAATGCTATAGCGATTGTCGCTATGGTGCGAAAAGAGGAATTTACCTCTACAGTTGATGTGGAGTTGGTTGAGGGGATTATCCAAGAGTTACCAGCTCCGTGTAAGTCTCTGCGAACAGTGCAGGGACAAAAGGACGAGAATGGGGTAATCACCAAACGAGTCCGTGAGACTAAGATTTCAAACCTAACCGGTTTTAATAGAGCGGTGTGTACATCAAGTACCCGCTCATCTTCGTCTGAGTACACAGTGAAATCATATTCGTATGATGAAGCTGATCCAAAAGTGATTATTGTAGATCCACCTGTTCCAAAAGGTGTAAGTGCTACACTGACAATTACTTGTTATGCACCACCTGAAATTAGTGGTGAAGATGATGAGTTGGAAGTTGATGACAACTTCAGACCAATTATTTTTGAGTTAATGCTCTACTATGCGTATGGCGTTGACATTGAAGACGTAGCGAACAGAGAACGCAGCAACCAACATTGGAAAAATGCGTTAGACCTGCTACAGATTTACGACTACAAACAGCGTGAAGAAATACGACAACTTGCTCGTAGAGGGGTGATGAATGGCTAGAACAGTTGAAGACTTTGAGGATTTTATTTTCCCATATGCACCGGATGCTCCTAGTTCAATCATCCAACACGCAGTGCGTGAATCAATCGTACGTTTTATGCAAGAGACGCAAGTGGCACGTGATTTTGCACAATTTCCGCTTGTGGCTAAAACACCAGACTACATCATTGATACGATTGAGTGTCGTACCATTATTGATGTAATTGAAGTGCGATTCGGATGTCCAGGATCGATTCCTGATGATTCTTGGAATACCTTACAGCGTGGAGTAGATTATGAAGTTGATCTAATGCACGATGGTATGCCTAGTGTTGTATTAAGAGAAGCACCACAAGAAAGCTGTTCTAGACCGCTTGAAGTTGATATGAGTGTTGAGTACTCGTGGTCAATTTCACGTGATGATTGTGAAATCCCTGATTTCATTTACGAACGCTATATGACTGAAATCAAAGACGGTGCACTAGCAGAACTCTATGCGATACCAGGACAAGAGTGGACTAACCTGCAGTATGCGATGGTGTTGCGACAAAACGTGGAAGAAAAATACAAACAGATCCGTTCTAAAACTAAGAAACGTGGTCCGGTACCGATGAAAATGCGTCTTGGCACATCCCCAATGAGAAGACCATTTGACAACTTTTGGAGAGCCTAAATGGAGAGAATGTTTGAAAGTGCGTCAGGGTGTGAAGACAATAAATGTTGCAGTACACCGGACTGCCGATTGGAGCCACCGAAGTGGGAACCTGTAGAACGGTGTTGTGAGCCGTCACCTTGTGAAGAACGTTGCCCACCCCGCACACGTGCAAGAGACGCAATTAAAGTTGACCGTATGGCAGCTGAAGCCTGTTATCTAATTGGTAATTACCGATGTGATGAGAAGCCGTTGCCATTTATTCGTTCTTATTTAAGAATGGATATTCGTCGTAAAGGGTATTGCCGAGTTTTAATGTGTCAACCGCCTACTCGTGTTCGTAATGATGGGGCTATTTGCTTCGATTGGCTTGATGAGTTCCGTGATTTACCTACAGGTTATTACGAGGGTGACATCTACATTGATGGCTGTTTATGTCTTACTTTATTATTCTACTTACCACCGTGTGAAGCACGATTGATCAAGTATGATATGACTGAAGATGATGGCTGCCACAAATGCTCAACCTGTGGCGAAGAAGATTGTCGTTGTGGTTTAACGTGCTGTGATCGTAAACCTGAGTATGACGATGAGTATGTACCAATTCCAGCTCAAAATTGTAAGGATTGCGAAGAATGTTAAGCATTAAACCATTCGGGTTAGTGACCGAGTTGAGTAAACAAATCACTGCGAAAGATAACGTGATTACTGTACCAGTTGGTGACGGTATTCGTTTTAAAGTGCCATCTACAGATCATTTCTACATTACGGTTAGAAATGGTGGCGTTCGTGAATATATGAAAGTCACAAGCGTAAATGGTGATAAATTCCACGTAGAGCGTGGTCAGGATGAAACTACCGCAAGTTCGTTCCCTAAAGGTTCGTGCGTCAAAGTGGAGTGGAACCCATCTCAACTCTGCGAATTTGTGTCAAGTTGCACAGGTGGCGAAACTAAGAAAACGATAGAGCCACAAACAATTTGTTGGACGTGTGACACCTGTATCGAAATTGACGAGGGTGGTCACATTATTGGTGTAAACGGGAGCGACAAATGCTAAAACTAATTAACCACTTTTCTACCGCACTTCGCAATTATGTAAGTCCTAGTGATACAGAGATTGAAATCCCTGCACAAGTGGCGAAGAAACTAAATACATTAAGCGAGGGCGACCACACATACATCTCGTTAATCGGACGTAATGGCCGTGCAGAGATCGTCAAATATACACACATCAAAGAATTAAAAGGTGGTGTTATTTCAGTTGAACGTGATGCAGGCCAAACAGGTGCATTAAACCACCCTGCAGGAACGTGCGTTACCATCGACTTAAACACAGTGCTTTTGGACGAGTATATCGCTGATACAGTGGCCGCTAAAGTTGATGAAAAACTTGAAGCGTTTAAGACTGAAGTTAATGTTGAATTAGCGAAGATGACTAAAGCAATTAACGCATTGAAAAAAGCAGACAAGTAAAAGGTGATCGGGATGGCGTGTAACAACAATCTTGTATTTATTTCGTGCGAGTATAGTGGCATCGGGTTCACGTCTAAAGCTGTGCCTGAAGATGCTACACGTATTCAATTAATGAAAGGACACGGCAAAAACTTCCCCCCTGTTACAAAAGGATCACACTTTTACATTACCGTTGAGGGATGTAATTCTTGCTGTGAGACAATGCGTGTTGTTGGTATTGATGGTGATGTACTAGAGGTTGAGCGTAATCTAGGTGACGCTTGTACCTGCATTAAGAGTAATGCGAAAGTATCATACACATCATCCAACAAAGAGTTCTATGAAGACATCAATGGTGTAATCCCACTGAATGTTCAATCTCCATTAAAATTCGATTGTGCCACCAATACATTATCCGTTGATTGTGCATCATTGTTCAAAGCAGGTTGCGGTGGCGGTTGTGATTGTGGTGAGGGTGGTTGCGACGAATGTGGTGATAAACCAAATGACGCTGGTACAACCAGTGGTCTACGTGGTCCGAAAGGCGACAAGGGCGATGAGGGTCCACTACCAACGGCAATTAACATCAGCCCATTAGGCGTTCTCACATTCACGTATCCGGACGGCTCTACTATTCAGGCGACCGGTCGTGTTCCGAAAGGGCCAAAAGGCGACAAGGGCGACAATGGCGAGACCGGTAGACAGGGCGATGCTGGCGTGGCGGGTGATAGTGCAGCTAAAATTGCTACGGCTAGAGCAGAGGGACGTGACCTTGTATTTACGTTAAGTGACGACAGTGTCGTTCGTGCTCAAAATGCGATTCCAGCACCGTTAAAAGGTGATAAGGGTGATAAAGGCGATCCCGCAGCACAGATGGTTAATGCAGACGGAACTTGGTATATTCACGCTCTAAAAAGTACCGCACTTCGTGTGAACGTGAACAACACAGATTTACCTGTGACTACCAACGCAGAGGGATTAGCTAGAGTAGACTTAAGCCCATATGCGAAAGGGTCGTTGGTTAAAATTTACAACGGAACAAACTTAATTGGTATCGGGGTGGTTTAATGCACTTTGTACAATTTGGTGGGATGATTCCGAAAGTCCACCCTAAGAAATTAGGTGACAAATATTCTGTGTTGGCACAGGATATGGATATTTATGGCGGTCGTTTTCAACCATTACCTGAATTAGGTGAACAAGTTGTTGCCGTTACTGTGAATGGTGAAGATTATATCGGGGAGCCCCGTACACTACATTATCAAGATGGCGTGTATGTAGGCTTCCCATATTTCACTACAATCGCACCTGATTACACCAACCGATTAGGTGAAAATACATTCTTCTTCGTTGGTGAAGATAAACAGCTTTATCGACAGTCTATTACACGTGTGACGCAGAAGAAAAAGCCTATTTTAGTCGGTATGCAGAAACCTGATTGTAAGAATAAGCCGACAGCTGAAACACTTACTGATCAGGGTTGTGTTACCGATGACATTGACTTGTTATGCGTGCCTATGTATGACCGAGAGTGCGGTGACAAAATCCCATTTAATACAGCGTTCTGTTTTACCTATGTGAATGGTTGTGGTGAAGAATCACAACCTAGCTACCCAACAAACCACGTTGAGTTTTACGATGGTGACGCTGTTAAGATGACAGCGAATGACACACCACCTGCTAATGCAAAAAAACGTAGATGGTATATGCTCGTTGGAGATAGCGATGGAATTGGGCACTGGCTGTACGTTGGCGAGCATTGTGTTGGCGAACAGTCATACTACAGCACTAACTGTATTATTAGTCTTGGTGAAGAATTAGATACCGAGATGGACGGTCCACCACCATCGTGTGTGGCAGGTGTTGCTGCAGTCGGTGACAACCAAATTATGTTGTGGCAAGGCAAGTCTATTTACTTTTCACAACCGCATAGACAGCACGCTTTTGATCCGTCTCAAGAATACCGGTTGATGTATAACGTATTGCGAGCTGAAGAAGTGACATCACCGATTGAGGGTAATGTTCACCACACCATTCTCGCTTTAACTGATGGTCTACATTACATCATTAATACTAAGCAAGAAGCTGTAAGTATTCAGGAAGTTGAAGTTAAAGCTCCAGCTTACAATGGCGAAGCCGTTTGTGTTGCAGAACATATTATGTTCTTCGTATCACCTAATGGATTGTATGAGTTTACCGAACAAGGTGTTAAATTGATCACAGGTCAGTTCTTTACAGAACGAGAGTGGTTAGAATATGCAGGTGAAGAAACTCGTATTGCGTTTTGGGATGATAAAATTCACGGTGTGGGTAGACACAACTGGATAATGAACTTTTCAGATGATGATCGTCGGGATCCGTCTTTTGTTGTCACAACAGAGAAAGCGAGCAACATTTATGCCCACCACCGAGGTGGGTTGGTGTTCGTAATGAAAGTCGGTAAGGGTGCCAAAGCACGCCTACGCAAATGGGGTGAGCCTAGTGAACCTAATCGTTGTGCGGTATGGCGTTCACCTGATATGGTTATGCCAGGGTTATGGAGACCAACGACACTAAAAGTGGTATCATCTGATTATATGATGATGTCAGCTGGTGCAGAAGAAGCACTGGCAGCATACAAAAACTTTGAGAAAAAGTATGCCAATGTAAGTGCCGAAACCTTTATCAGACAATTCCCTCAATACAAAGCATACGTAGCGGAATTAACAGGTAAGCGACACTCTATTGAAGTTATTGTGTATGCAGATGGTCGAGAGTATTACAGACGAGATGTTTCTACAAACAAGCCGTTTTTATTACCTCGCAAGTATAGAGCGATTACGTGGGCTGTTGAAGTGCGGTCTCGAATTACGATTGATGAGATCCACGTGCAAACATCACGTGAGACATTAACAGAGGGTTAATGTATGAGTATTAACAACGGACAGTCAGAAGAAAAGAAAGCTGGTAAGGATTACAACTACGCTGAGATTGGTGAGAACCGAAGTGGTGGTACAAACTCACCAGCGTTTAGTTCTAATCACATTATTCAATACCCAAGACAACCAAAGCGTGACGATGGTAAATGGTTAGCCATCGCTAGTTTACTAGGTTCTGTGTTGGGTCGCTTCGCATCAAATAGCTTAATTAAGAAAGCTAAAGATGCCGAAGATACGTGGCGGTCAATCAATGACCGTATGCGTGACATCGGGTATAACCTGATTGACAAAGAAGCTCCGGCAGAAAAAGCGTTGGCTGATGCAGCAGATGACTGGTTGTTGAGAGAAGCGGACTGGCTTAAAGATATGGCTTTAAATGAAGAAGCCTATGCTGACAAGCTAGAACCTTGTAATGATACCATTCACGAGCGTTTGTGTGAGTTTATTCTGTGCGGATACAAGCCTGATTATTTAGGTATTAGTATGCGTGTTGTGGCTGACGCAGAAGCGAAAGCTAAACAGAAACGACAAGAGCTTTGCAGACAGGTGAACCGATATGGTGCTAACCAATGTTGTGAGTTGAATACACGTATTGCGTTAGCTACTGCAGCAGAAATTGTAGGTACAGTTTCGAAAGCACGAGAAGCTGAACGGCAAACAGCTTGGCAGACTAATATGAAGTTACACTTTGATGGTGCTGAGTTGTTTGAGAAACATCGTGATTCTCGTAAAAACAGATCTGCAGATTACGAGAAAACCGCTATTGCAATTCAAGATAAACGACTTGGTTTGCATAGTGAGAAGCATATGGCGTTGTTGAAACTTGGCTTAGATGTATTAGCGAGTGCTGGCAAAAACTATGCGTGGTTGGCTGCAAGTTTACGACAAACAGCGGAAAAAGACGTTGGTGGTATTTCTGCACTAGCAGGACTTGTGGCACTAGCAATCGGATACTTCCTCTGCTACGATAGCGAGGACAACTGTGACGGTAAGAGCAAAACTAGCGAACCTGATGGTCCTGTGGCTCAACCGGAAGACTCAGGATTTTAGGAGCATAGCGTGAGCGAATTAGGAACCCTAGGTAGTCTAGGGATGATGGGTGGTGCAGGCGATGTCTCACCACTCGAAGAAATGAGTATGGGACAAAATGCAATGATGGCACCTGATATGCAGGCACTAGCACAACAACTTATGATTACCGATCCTGAGTTGGCTATGCAGATGGCAGCCGGAAATGTAGATCCTAGTATGTTGGCTCAATTACAAAGTGGGCAAGTTGACCCAAATCTTATGGCATTACTGGTTAATGCACCAAATGGATCAGCACCTCCTGCTATGGTACCTGAGCATATGTTAGCTCCACAAGGTGATGCGATGCGTAATATGTTGAACGCACCTGGTATGGATATGACACAGCGACCGTTAAACCCTGAGACAATTCAACGTGTGGCAAATGCGTTAGGTTTGAACCCTGGAGATAGCGGTGAAATTGCAGCGGGTACAGACCCATTGTTTGACCCACAAGGCACAGATGATACATCATTATTACAACTTTTAGGAGGACCCGGTTATGTCGTTTGATATGACTCTTGGAGCAGCAGGTTATGGCTTCGGTGGGAGCAGTGGGTTAGGTGGTTGGCTAGGGAATTTAGGCAACGCTTGGCAGAGTGGATTATCTAATAACTTGCGTATGGCAACTGACTTGTACAACTTTACGAACAAGGCGTTGGTAGATCCGTCTGCAGTTAATGCGAAGATTGCACAGAATAATGCAATTCAAGAACAGCAACAACTTGCCAAGACGAATAACTACCTAGAGAATCAGATGCTCAATGCGTTGATTGCTACTAACTCAGGTATGACGATGAATGACTTGTTGAACAGACCGAATACACAAAGTGTGGTTAATCAACAAACTCAAGTTGGTCAGCAACCAGTTAATCAGTCTCCATCAACCACTACTACGACAGCATACGCACAACAACAGAACATTGGTCCGTATCGCAGTGCTTACCAGTTCGCACCGCAAAGTAATACAGCAGTGGCGAACCAAAACTTTTTACAGCAGATGTTAGCTGCACCTGGTGTATATCGTAATACAATCACAGGATAGGAGTGAGTAATGGCTACTCCAGGAGAATTGAGTTTATATCAAGCGGTAGGTGATCGAGCAGCGTTTCTTAGAGGAATCAATGAAGCGTTGAAGAACCTACCAGCCAACGCAAACCCGAACGATTATATTGCGGCACGCAATAGTCCTATTGATGCGTTCTCAGGTCCTACACAGTTAGTAGAGCCTGTGCAAGTTATTAAAACCACGGAGCCCGTTTCACAAGATTGGATGACTAAAGGATTTGCACCCGATCAAGCTGTATACGAAGCACCAAAACAACCTAGTCTAGTAAAAGTGGTAGATGGTGTGTCACCGACTGCTGGACTAGCTTCTAGTGTAGCGGACACGGTTGTTGATTTAGCATCAGGAACACGACCGACCACAGCAACTGCTTCTGTAAAAGGTGTATCACCAACAGATGGAACTGTATCAGGTGGTTATTCAACAATGACACCAATTCAGTTCGCACAGCTTGCACCTCACCAAGTTCCAGGTGAAGCGGTACACGATGACAGATTCGCATACCGTAATGGTCAGACCACACGTAAGTATTACTTCGACAATGGTCAACCAGTGAGTTATACCAATAACCCGCATTTCAACAATGGTACTGATCCTAACTACTCATCGTGGTCAGGTATGAACATTGGTATGAATACACCGTTGTCAGTGGCTCAACAAACAGTGATGGCACGAATGTTGGGTCAAAATCAGAAGAATATGGCAGCGTTCCGTTCAGCACAAGCACAAAGTGCAATTCAGGAGGCGATGAATGATCCACGTGCCTGGCAGGCGACGAAACAGCTATTGGAGCAAGGTGTCCCAATGCAGGAAGCCCAGTATGCTGCAATCAGCCAAGTTCTTGACAATAACGGACAGATGGGTGCTTTACAGTTGGTTGCTCCGCAGTATGCTGAACAAGCAGCACAACGACAAGGCAATCAAGGAGCATTAGCTGGTATGTTCGGTATGGACTACGAGGCACAACCTAATCTATACGGTGTTACAAGTCCTATTGCGTCAATTCAGACGAATGGTGATACAACAGCAATCCAATTAGGTAATGCTCGTTATAATATCCCTACCAATCAGATGCCGCAGTTTATGCAACAGATTGCTGCTCTACCGAATGGCCCTCAGTTATTGAGTGCTATGACCAAAGGTGGTCAGGGTTTGACTTTCGAAGAACGAAAAGCTTTAAAAGAGCTCGACCAGGCTAACCGTGAGAAGTTAGAGAGTCAACGACAAACTGGTCGAGAAGAACTACAGAAGAAAAGCCAGGACTTCAGAAAAGAGCAAAATGAAGCCAAGAACAAAAATACAAATGTTGTAGGTTCAACACGTTTCTAAGGAGATACAATGACTCGTGAAGAAGCACTGCAGTTATTGCAGCAGAACGACAACTTGCGTAAGTTCCTAAATGTGCTCTCTATTTCGGAGGGCACACACTCGTTTTCCAACCCATATTTGGCTAAAGGCGGTACGAATGGTGCGTTGCTGACTACAGGGTTCGGAGCACATCCGGCTGCAGTAGGTCAAGGTACTTGGGGATTTAAAGACAAACTTGGTAGAAACCTGCAGTCTACAGCGAACGGTAAATATGCTATCCGCTACCCTACGTGGCAAGGTATCGAAAAGGCGTGGGGGAAGATGGACTTCTCACCTACTTCGCAAGATGCGGCAGCTGTTTATCTTATTAACCAGCGTGGTGCATTGAATGATGTGTTAAATGGGAACTGGAACTCAGCTCTACCGAAGCTAGGAAAGGAGTGGGCAAGCTTACCAACGGCACCGGATTCATACCAACAATTTAGACACTCGTGGGATTCTATTCGCAAAGCGTTCAATAAAGTTGGATTAGATGCAAGCTCGATAGGAGGTGGTAATGTTCAATATGCCACAAGACCAACGATTGATGCTGTCGGGTCAGGATATGCAGCTACAACTAAGAAAGCTGGGCAAGACTTACTACAACAGATGATGCAGGCTCCGAAACAACAGTTTGAGGAACCACCAGCTATCGTTGTATCGGGCAGTCCGGCTGAATATGCCACAATACAGTGGCTAACTAAACCAACGGGGATGTACGGATGGTGACTGATTATTCTTATGGGCTTGGCCTTGGTGCACCGTTTATTGGTAATTTCCAAGTTACGTCAGCTAGTGGTCATAGACAAAAACCAAATGCGAAAGCGAGTTCGTTCCACAAGGGTACGGACTTCGGCACACCGGTCGGTACGCAGGCGACTGCCTCGTTATCGGGAAAAGTGGTGAAAGTTGGTGTCGACCCGAACGGTTACGGGAATTATGTGGCAGTGTGCGATCCTGAGACAGGCGTTTGTGCACAGTGGGCACATATGGACAAAATCCACGTGAAGCCAGGTGATATTGTCAAGCAAGGTCAGGTAATTGGGTTGACAGGCAATTCAGGTAACTCAACTGGCCCACACTTAGATTACACGGTTACGAAAAACGGACAGCTTTACAACCTACAAGGACAAGCGTTCGGTGATTCAGGCAAGCCTTGGTTGATGGGTAATGGAGAGATACAAACAGCTATCGCCAAAAACACACCACAGGGATTTGCCAGGCAAGTAACAGGTGCTATAATGCCGAGTAGTGAGCAAGCGAACAACCCAGCATTTCTCCAACAGATGATGCAGGCACCGTCGCAAGCTATTGAGCAACCATTAGCAAGTAACGCTCCGGCATCTGTGGCTGACTTCGACGTTCAGCAATTTCTAACAAGCCCAACAGGGTGGTATGGGAGAACGATGACGGGCGTATAAAAGGAAATCTTTTATGACTGACCCATTATTAGACCTGTACCAAACTCGCCCTACGGTTTGGCAACAAAACCAACTCAATACGCAGACCAGTCCAGTAGTGACTGGTTCTGCTGTTTCTACGACTGGTGGAACAACTACTGCAGTTGAACCAACACAAGACCCACTTTTAGTCGAAGATAACCCATATGATGACTACGCAGACAACACAAGTCGTGTAGCATTGGGCATCAACTACCAACCACCGAAATGGAAAGAGGGAGAAACTGTCCACAACTACGGAAGCAAAGTGGATAGCACTCGTGTTTTCCAGGATGGTTCACGTTTTAATATTGCTTTAAAAGAAGCAGGATACACACCTGAAATGTGGCTACGTACTCCGTATGCCATCAAGCGTGACATTCTTAAAAAATATGCAGAGCAAGATTTCGCACGTTTAAAACCTGAGTTACAACAGGCTGAACGAAGTGCTGACAAGTACTTTGAGAAGATTGCTAAAGCATATGGTGTTGGTGCGAACGATGAGTACGATGACTCAGCATTATCCGTTATCGCAGATACCGCAACTGAGACTGCAGGTGGTGCTGTGCGTGGCATCAACTCACTAATTTCTCTAGCGGATGACCTACAAAACCGAATGGGCATAAACATTGATATGGGTGCTCAGAAGAACTTAGGTGCCATCACAAAATACTTACAAGATATGGCAGGTGACGAGGAAGTTGAGGGTAATTCAGAATACTTTAACTACCTTGTTGACAATGACCGTATCGGTGATGCGTTGGAAATGGCAGCTAAGCACCCTGCGTTGCTTGCTAAAATGCTAGGCCCCGAAGTTGCGGCGATGGTTATTGGTACCAAAGGGCTAGGACTTGTTGGTGGTGCTGTTGGTAATACAGTAGGTAAAGGTATTGAAGCGGGTGCCAACCTGTCTAAGAACGGGGCTAAAATCCTTAATTACATCAAAGATGGCGTAGCAAACGGATTCAAATACAAAGACACAGGTAATGTAGCTGCAAACGCTGCATTGAAAGCTGGAACAAAAGTAGGAGATGCACTATTAAAAGGTGCTCAATACCGAACTGTATCTGCATTACAAGAAGCTGGTGGCTTCCGTCTAGAGCAATACTTAAATGGTCGTGATATGACCACAGATGATGCTAAAAACGCAGTTGAGTTAGCGTTCTTAGAACAATATGCGATGCAAGGTATGTTACCAGGCACTGTGGATAATATCGCTTACAACATTTTAAACCGTTCGGGTAAGTTCTCAGGTGCAGCGAGCAAAACCATTAATGAGTTAAAAGACTTCGTTAAGAAAGCTGACGAGGGCAGTATTTTAAAACGCTTGAACCACAAAGTAGATCAGATTGGTGGTATTGGTGTTGCTAAACGTTTAGCGACTACTGCAGGTAAAGAATATGTGGATGAGTTCGCTGCTAACTCGTTCCAGGACTTACTTGGTCAGAATTTAAGTCGTATTCAAGATCCGTTAATCCCTGAAGAACAACGAGCTAAAGCAGGTTCGTTATCTTTTGCGTCTGCTATTAACGAGGGTGACTTGGAAAGAGCGAAACACGAGGGTCATCGTGGTGGTATTGTTGGCCTCTTTATGGGTGCTGGTGCACACCCGCTTGGTGATGCTGGACACAACGTGCAAGCATACAAACAAGCCAAAGCTGATATTGCAGACATCGACGCACAAATTGCGGCACTTGATGTTTCTAATTACGATCCTGTTGGTGGTAATCGTGAGACTAATGATATTCAAGCTCGTGCAGAAGAAATTGCACAAGAGTTCGCACAAGGCGACCGCACTAATGAAGACGAGTACAAATATCTAATTCGTGAGCAGCAAGGCAAAGTGACAAACCTTATTGACACTGTGTCACAAGGTAATGTCTCAGTTGAACAAGCGAATCAGATTTTGAAAGACGTTACACGTCACACTGACTTAGTCAACAAAATGACTGAGACGTTGGGTAAACAGCAAAATGTACAAAACGGAACTAACCCTGCAGCTATGCAAGGTCAGTTCAACGATTTCGCCTCTAAGTTTGAATCAGCACGCAAAGCAGCCAACTTCAACGATAATGACGAGTATGTGCAAGGTATCGCTGATGAAATTCGAGCACTGCGTGACCCAGCTAATATCCCTGCAGCAGAAGCACGTCTCAGTGAGATGAAGCAATCACCGATGATGGGTGATGCGAAATTCGCAGATATGGTTGGTGCTTATGAAAGTGCTGTCAACTTTGCGAAAGATCCACAAGCGTATTTCCAAAACGTGCCTGCTAAAGATCCGGATGCGAAAACGAAGATTACCTCGTTTACCAAGGATGCACGTGCGGTGGTTAAAGAGTTTGATAAAGACGGTATTATCCCACCAACACTTAAAGACACGTTGGCAAAACGTGGTGTGACTGCAGATGAGTTGAATACGTCTGTTACAGGTGCGATTAATCAGTTACTACAATTCGCTAACCAAGCACAACAGGACGGAGCACCTGAGCGTGCAGGCCGTTACGCAGCTGCAGCTAACAGACTACTAACCGCTAAATTGGCACTTGTTGACTTGGGCCAATACGCTGACGCACGCAATCAAAACTACGAAGAAGCACAGAAACAAAGTATCGTAGGTGAACGTACTGCAGCGGAAAATGCGGCATCTGAGATTGCACAAAATGAAGCAACTGAACAAGCTGAAGAAATTAAGAAACAGCAAGCTGCGTTTGAACGCCAGTTGGTGGTAGATACAAAAGCAAAAGTGCGTAAGGTTTTAGATACGGCCCATTCAGGTTTTATCGCTGATCCTAATGCGAAAAGTGTATCTAACAATCTTGGTGAAACACGAGCTGAAGTAGAAGCTAATTTGGAAAAATTAATCGCTGACACTTACCAACTCGCACAGAAAACCCCGGATTTGGTAGCTGCTTCTGCATTGTACAAACGTTCAAGAGACTTACAAGAAGTGTTGAACATTTCACGTGGCCTTGGTGGTATGCAGTCTGACCCAAGTTCACAAGCGGGTGCATTACTTAATCAGTTATATCCTGATGCGAATGTGGCTAACCGTGTGGCGAATAATGTTGATATGTTGGCAAGAATGGCACACGTAAAAGTGTCTGTACGTGGTAAAAACACCGTACTCACACCTGCAGTAGATGCCATTATTACCGCACTTAATGGTGGTGCGTTGGTAAACAGTAAGCGTGTATCTAAAGACATCGACTTGAATCTTGTACGAGATGAAGCAGTTTCATACCTTGATGATGTTAAGGCTGGACGTGCAGATGATATTACAGCGGAACAGCATCCGAACTTGTTTAAGTATGTTGGTGATGAGCTTATCGGAACAACTAAGACTTCTGAAAAAGGCAAAGTGGCTCAGGAGATGACTGATGAAACTCGTGAGACACAAGCCAAAAGAAATGCTGAAACTCGTGAGCAAGAGCGTAAGCACGACAAGGCTTTCGATGAGTTACTGACAGAAGTGCACAACGATACGATGGCTCGCACAGCTGACGGGGAAATGGTGAAAACAAAATCAAAAAAGTCACCAAAGTCAAGCTCGGAGCTAAGTCGGGCAATACCCGATCCGGCTAACATCTTCGGTGATTCACCGGCTACGAACATCAACCCAACCACGTTTAAGAGGGCACTACAAGATTACGGTGTAATGGAGGCGTTGAAGTTCGCCAAACGTGGCTTCGCCGAGAATGACCCACGTGGTAAAGTGGTGGACAAGCTAGTTGATTTAGTTGATGACTCAGTACTAATCCGCTACGACAACTTAGCCACAGATGGACGTACAGGCTACTACGACATCGCTTCTAATATGATTGTATTAGACATTAATTCTAAAGAGCCTGATATTGACTTAATCCACGAGTTGGTTCACGCCTACACGGTGTACGCACTTGAAAATCGTGCAGCACTTGATGAAGAACAACGTGCGGTGATTGATGAACTTATACGAGCTTGGGAGAACGCTCTAAGTCACCCTGAGTTCGTGGCACAGTTCCCGACCATCGCTGATGAAGTGACTGGTGTACACGAGTTCGTGGCAGAGTTGTTGTCTAATCCTAAGTTCCAAACTGCGTATGACAAATTACACGCCAACGGTGCACCACGTGGTTTCTTTGACTCCGTACGTGCGTTCTTTAAACGCATTGGGGCATTACTAGGGTTGAACTCAAACGAGCAACCTGCGTTGTTCCAGTTGATTACAAACACCACTTCTTTGTTCGAGGCTAACAATGGCCGCACACAAACGATTAAGGGTGTGCCTGGTTTAAGCCGTAAGGTTGTTAGACAGGTTATTTTCGCTGGCCGTACACAAGAACAGAACCGTGACAGCCATATCGCAGCCATCGCACAGCTTGATGAAGATACAGGCTTGTGGTCGCTTAACTGGTGGGACGAGCAAGGTCAAAGCCACGAAGAAACGGGGCTTACTTGGGACCAAACAGAGACGTTGGCACAAAAGAGTGGATTCGTACCGAAACACCGTTCCGAAATGTCACAACAAGAGAAGTACGTACAAGACGTGACTGAGATGGCGTATAACCACTCTGGTCTTTTGTACAACTTGTTTAAAGGCATCCAACGTGTGTTACCGCCTCAGTTCTCTGAGCCTGTGTTGCGTGTGCTAGACCGTACAATCCGTTGGTCTGCGATTAACTTGAACAACAGTACAAGCTGGATTACCACGCTTGAAAATATTGCGAGAAACGCATACGGTGCGAAAGTACCAGTTGAAGTAGAGACACGCATTAACGCACTTCGTCAAAAGGCGAGTGCTGAGCTCAATCACTATGGTGTGGGTGGTAAGTTAAACTTGCGTGACCATATGGACATTCTAACTCAGCTTGCACAACGTTCAGGTATGACTAAGGAAGACTTAGATGACCTGGCATATGCGTTGCGTGCACCGCACTTCATCCGTCGTAAGAAACGTGCAAGCGGTGAACAAGACCCTTATTACAAAGGTCGTGACTTATTAACCGACACCATTACAGGATTCGGTTATTACACTCTAAACGGCAAGCGTGTGGCTAAAGGCACGAAAGGTGCAACGTGGGTGAAAGATGACACCGGTGAGAAATATATGGCGTCACTTACTCCACAGCAACGTGCGTTCGCAAAAGAGTTTGAGAAAGCGATCATTGAGATGAACAACAACACATTAGACTTCGAGCTTGCGATGGGACGTATTGACGAGAACACATACAATGACTTGTATGGTGAGTTCTACGTTCCTCTGCAAAATGAAGATTCAGAAGTTAAGGCGTTCTCAGGTCGTATTCACGGTCGTTCTACCAAGGCTGGTAATATCTTAAGTAAATACGTGGCGAACTCACAAGCTCGTATTAATAACGCTGCTGAATCTGCGATTATGCGTGAAGCAGCAGACTTACTGGCTAAATACCCGATGCCGCATATGGCTCGTATTATGTCTGATGAACTAAAAACTCGTGGTGACAAGTTCCACGCTACCTACGCACCTGAGGGCATCTTGGACGGACGTTCAAAAGCGTTCTACCGTAATGGTAAGCGTGAGCGAATTGTGTTAACTGATGAAATCGCAGCACAGTCACTGGCGAAAATGAGCAAGGCACAGAAAAACAATGTGACCAATACGTTCATTCGCCACTTGGGTGCAACTACCCGTTGGTTAGGTTTGACTCGTACAGTACTTAATCCGACGTTCCATATTACAGCGTTCATCCGTGATATGACATTGGTACTAGCGAATACTCAAGCGGCAAGTCGTGGTAAGTTATCTGATGCTGAGTCACTGCAGTTATCAGGTCGTATTATTCCACGTATGGTGCGTGTGTTACCGATGTTGTTGAAAGGCCAGTGGGATGGTAAAAACGCTCACTTCACATACAAGACGTATTTGAATGAGGGCGGTATCAATCCGATGGCTCACTACGACCTCGATAAGATTACCGATGATTTGGATATGCTTGCGTTTAATCGTGGTTCTGTTGGTTCACGTACGGCACGTGGTGCGAAGACGTTGATGCAGGTGATGCACTTCTCTGATAACGCAGCACGTTTCTCAGCGTGGTTAGAATACCTACAAATGCAGAACGGTGGACGTGAGTTTAACTCAGAGCGTGATTTAATTGAGTTCTTACGCAACCATCCTGAAATTGCGAACACGGCACGTGACATCTCGAAGAACTTAACGGGTAACTTCGAGCAGAAAGGTGCGTGGGGTACACCTCGTTCATTTTGGATGTTCTGGAACGCTATTATGGGCGGTGTGAAAACAACGTACAACTTAGTCAATCCTAAGTATGGTACGTATGGCCTGAAAGCGATGGGTATGCTGGCACTTCTTGTTGCTGCACAAGCAGCGGGTGATGACGAGGAAGATGAAGATGGTACACCGATGTGGAAGCGTCGTAATGAAAGTGTCGGTCAATTCCACATTGGTGACTTCAAATTCCCAATCGCTCAGGAACTTATGATCCCACTTAATGCTGCACGTGAGTTCGTCCGTGTAGCCAAGGGTGAGCAAGAAGTGTCAGCAGGTGTTGGACGGGTGATGCGTTCTGTACAAGAGTCACTAATGCCGTTCCAAACACCGGAAACTGATGACACAGCGTTTAACGTGGCATACGGTTGGTCTCCTACCGTGATTCAACCTGTGGTGAGTTTGGTGGCTAATAAAGACTACTTCGGTCGTCCTGTCGCACCTAAGAACGGTTGGGCTCAAGACGGCTCATTTATTGACGAGCCAATGGACCACCAACGCCGTAATATGGGCGACTCTAACTTCTCACAATGGTTGACGTTCGAGATGGCGAAGTTAGGTATCGCTGATGTTGCTCCAAGTTCGATTGACACGTGGATTAACCACTTCATTGGAGGGAGTGGTAAGTTTATCGGAGATATTGGCAAATCAATGCGTTTCGAGGGTAAAGATCCAGTCTCTGCCTTTAATGATATGCTTGTTAAAAAATACTCTTTAAACTACAATGAGTACGCTGTCGAACAAGAGTTTGATAAAGAATATACTAAACTGATGAACAAGATGGGAATCGGTGAAAGTTACGACGAACTCTTAAATCTTGAACAAGACGGAGCCCGCAAAGAATTGAAAAAATGGGTGGGCGAAGTACGCAAAGCTGAAAAGGCTTTACGCTCCAGTAAGGGAAATAGTACTGGTGACTTGTTCACGATGAAAAAAGAATTAGAGCTTCAACTGAATCCCCCTTTGGACGAGCTTCTAGACATTAAAGAACAGCTTAATGAAATCCAAATTAAGAAGAAATTTTTATATATGGATGCTCTAGAGGAACTAAAACAAAGAGGTGAGCGTTATGAGTAAACGCAAAGGAATCGAGGTTGAATCAACCGAGCAAGAAAGCAAATTAAAAACAATCTTCTGCGGGTACAATCCTGTGGGAGATTTTGCCGAACTCTGTTGCAAGGGTGCGGACATTGACATCGAAGTTGAGAAAGGCGAGACGAAAGTCACTACCATCTGCTGGTGCTGTGCATTTTGGCGTGGTGTGTTGGTTGGCGGTATCACTGGTCTTATCGTGGGGTGCTTGCTATGATCGTGATTACAGCAGGACACTCTAATACAGACCCAGGTGCAGTGGCGAACGGCTACAAAGAAGCTGATTTCGCTGCGGATATGCGTAACTACGTTGCGTATTATCTTCGCAACTGGGGCTTCGATGTACAGACTGACGGAGAGGGTCGTACCAATGCTCCGTTGTCACAAGCCATCCAACTCGCTAAGAAAGCGGAGTTGGCCGTGGAATTTCATCTAAATGCGTCTGCCACATACACAGCGTATGGTGTAGAGGTATTATCCCAACCTAAAGATCGAGCACTTTCCCAAAAGATTGCCCAAGCTATTGTAGATGTCACCGGCTCTAAGCTGCGTGGCAACAACGGCTGGCAGCCTGAAAATGCAGGTCAGCACTCTCGTTTGGGTTTTGTACAAGCCGGTGGTATGATTGTAGAACTTGAGTTCGTCACTTGCCAGTCTCGTATGAATACCCTCAACGAGAAGCGTTGGTTGGTGGCTAAAGCGATTGCTGAAGTCATCAAGACGCACTTAGGGAAATGATGAGATTTTTTTAATAATCCTTAAATGATATAGGGGGAAGTATGACTTGTTCTGCAAGTTGTGGGTCTCAGCGTGAGATGGTAGAGCTACTTATTAATAAAGCGATTACAGATGCTTTAAAGAGTGGCGACCTACAAGCTGGACTAAAAGACTGTGATGGCGGTGCGTTAGGTAAAGACTCAAAAGTAGTACTTTGCAACGCTCTCGTTAACTCAGTAAATGAAGCAATTAAAAACGGTGAAATCACTGTTGTCAAAGACATTGAAATCAACGGTGGCAAATTAGTGATTACCGATGGCACTGGTGCCAAATCTGAAAAAGATTTACCGGGTGTTAAATCTGTTGTGTTCACTGAGGGTAAATTAATCGTTACACCACTAATCGGTGAGAAAGAAGAAACTCAATTACCATATCCGAAAATGGCGATTGGTAACAAAGAAGTAGTTCTCACTAACCCGAATGGTGAGCACGTTTCAGTTCCAAAATCTGATGAAGTTTTAACTGAAGACGACTTTGATAAAACTATTGTTAAAGGTGCGAACGAAGCTGGTAAACTCGGCGTTAAGGTTAAAACTAGTGGTGGCCTTGAAGCAACTGACGATGGTGTAGGTATCAAATTAGGTGATGGCGTTAAAGCTGATGCCAACGGTGCGTTGACCATTGGTGAAGTGTTCGCTGAAAAACCGATTACTGGTAAAGGTACGAAAGAAGAACCGTTAAAAGTAGCGTTAAACAAACGTGACTTTGACGTAAATGAAGCGACTGGTGAAGTGAGCCTTAAAGCTGTACGTAGTCAAGCTATTACAGACTTGAACAGCGGCGTACAAGTGATGGGTTACTCTACGTTCTTCGGTAACGTTGACAAAGCGGGTAACAAATATGCTATCGGTGTACCACCGTCAATCGCCACAGAAGATGCGACGCAAAACGCAACTGCTCGTATCGCTGAATTAAAAGACGGTGAAAAATACGACTTCAACGGATGGCAGATTTCATCTCCTGCACAAGTTGATCAGTACTTAGTAGGTACTGACAATGCAGTATGGCATCGTGTGAATGATGGCGGTATGAACACTGATGGCACACTTAAAGAACCAGGCAGTTGGTCTGTGTGGCATCGTGAGACAAATAACTCAGTAAGTGTTGTTCAGCTTGAAGCTTTACAAAAACGTGTAGACAATCTAGAAGATCGTGTCGCTAAGTTAGAAGCTCTACTTGCAAGTTTCGTGAACTTGAAAGACGCAAGTGGCACTGAACAACTAGGCTTAATCAAACCATAGAGGTGGTAAAAGATGGCTAATAAAAATGCAAAAAATGTAACAAAAGGCACGGATATTTTCGTCGTTACCCCTAGCAATATGGGTAAAGGCCTCGCCTATAACGAAACTGTAAAACAGTACGAAGTTAATGCTAGAGACGCTAACGGTGTAAAACTTAACCCTGATGGTACCGTCGGAGTTTCGTTATCTAAGGACGGTGGTAATTTATTAGAGTTACGTAGTGATGGCTTGTATTACGGGACACAAGCCGTTCAATCAGACTTCTTTGTTGATGCTGTTAGCGGTAGCGACGACACTGGTACTGGTACTTATGAAAACCCGTTTAAAACATTGAACAAGGCCTTAGTATCCTTACCACGTGAGAAAAAAGGTTTGGTCATCCACCTGAAAGAAGAACAAACTCATGTATGTAAGCTGATACCTTACACATTAACGTCTTCTGTTCAAATAATCCCGTATGGAAGTAAAGTTGATGCTATGTGGCGTAGATACAGAAACGAAGACAATGGTCATATAAATGAGGGGTATTGGCAGGTTTATGAGACCGTGGAATATAAACAGATTGCTCCGACTATAGACTTCGTTGTTGTGAATAAATCAGAGGTTGGTGGTGCTATCGGGGCAAGTAACTTTTTTATCTGGGTTAGTAATGCAGATTTACGAATTGATGGTGCTAAGTTCAGATATTCAGATCCTCAAAATTTAGGTGTACCGGCTAATGAACAATGGCGTAATCTGTTTGGTGGTATTAGCGGTTCTATTATGTTCGCAGATTGTGAAATGGACAATAGAACTTCAGGTAGACAGTGGAACCTGTTTTCCGACCACGACGGCTCTGTTGCGTTCAAAGTGTGGAACCTTAAAGTTTCAAATAACTCCAACGAAATTGCACATATCGGTGCGAAGATGAACCTTGAGGTTATTGGTTCTAATTACATGGCTGGGGGTGTAATCGGGGATGGTTTACACAGAGATCAAGTGTTAACACCTCCTGAAATCATTGCGTTGATCGCAAACAAAGGCGAACCACCAAAAGCTAATTACAGCAATCTATTCGTCAATTATTAAATAATTAAGCAACTAGGTTACGAAGTAACCTAGTTTACAAGTAAACAATGCCAACAATAGGAGAAATTAAATGGCTAAAATTAAAGTAGTTACCGAGCGTGATGTCGGTACAGGTTTAACAATCGCAAACCAAAAATTAAACGTTGTTGTTGATGATGTAACCATCAAGATTGTAGATAACAAATTAGTCGCACAAATCCCTGAAACGGGTGTTGACTTACGTGTTACCAAAATTAAAGCTGATAAGGACACTGGTAAATTTAAAATTACCGTGGATGATGGTGCTGGTGGTAATGAAACTACCGTTCAGACTTCACTTGCGGAATTATTAGTTGTATCTGCTGAAGCAGACAACATCGCAGAAGTGAAAGACGACGGTATCTACGTTGGCAAAGCTAAAGTGCTTGAAATCGTAAAAGATCCTGAAACTGTTAAAGCTCTTGCTGAATTACTCAAAGGCGACGAGTTACAAGGCTTAGACGGTACGGCCATTGGTTACGTATTACCTAAAGCTGAAGAAGCTGCGGCTTAATTAACACAGGAGAGTAATCCCCCTTTGGAGTTTATATGGCAGTGAAAAAGGTTATTCGACCTGAAGATCTACACGACGATGACTTCGACATTGTCGATAACAAAGTCCGAGTGAGACCTACCATTAGGATTTACGACGTTAAATACGTAGCTCCTGACACCGTTATTACCACGCAAATGGCAGTAGACTATGCCAAAATTGGTCGACACTACCTTTCTGTTGCAGGTATCCAAGGTAATATTCACCTAGACTTTAAGATGGTTATCGACTCCGGCCCACGTCGTGCGTTGTACCAACTACCTCCTGAAGCACCAACTCCGGTGCAGCTTATTGAGGAGCAGACGTTTGACGGTAGTTCTGTTTGGGTTGATGCAGGTTCTCGTACTGTTATGGGAAATGGTCTTAAAGCGGGTACTCGCTATATCCTCAACCTTGGTGGGTATTTTGAATGACGAAAGTAATCAGACCTGAAGACCTACACACCGCAGACTTCGTGATTGAGGGAAATAAGGTGCGAGTACTCAAAGAGTACAACTGGTATATGGCTGAGTTCGCACTTGATAAAGATACGCTTACAACTGAAAATGCGAGAGCGTACTTTGACCCGCAGTTTCGTATGGTGTCTGTGCTTGATGGTGTAGGTAAAACTCATCTTGAGTTTAAGGTACTAAAAGATATTCCCGATGGCTCGGTTATCTTTAAACTACCTGAAGACGCACCAAGCCCTGTTGACGGAGCAAGTTTACAAACTTGGGACGGTGGGAAAGTTTGGTACAACAGTAACAACAAAAACATCTACGGGAAAGGTCTCAAAGCAGGCCGTGTGTATTCCGTGGATTTAACTGGATTTTTTGGAGATTAATATGGCAATTATCATTATTCGTGAGTCTGATTTAGACAATAACACGATTAAAGTGGTGGACAATAAAGTTACCGCTCCTGGTGCAGAGTTTAAGGTACTTGACAAATACCCAACTCCGGTAGATACAGACACTCACTATGCCGTCAGTAAACACCAGTATTTACAACACGTAGAAACTGGTGCAATTATGGAAGCAACCTACTTTGAGATGAAAGAACGCCCAGCACCGCAGCAAGAGTATTTCTTAGGTACTCCGACTGCTAGTGCTGACACAGTAAACAACAACTTCATTATTGAAGCGGACAGTGCGATTGATGGACACCACTACAACGAAGCTGTAGGTGCGTTCAATCGTGCGGATTACACTAGTGCGAAAGACTTTAATGAGAAACATGCGGGTCAGAAATTAACATTTACTACACCTGAACGTTTCTCAGGTAACTCTGAACCTGGCAAAATTCTACCAACAACCATTGAGGTAGACTATCCGCAATTACCTTATAAAGAGGGTACTGAAAAAGCAACACTGAATGTAGTAAACGGTGACCCGGACTTACGTATTACCTACGACGATCCGGCAATCGGTAGTGATGCGTATGGTATTACCAAAACTGTTCATTACAAACTCTATGATTACAGTGGTAAAGTGTACGAGGGTACGAAGACCTTTACTGGTAATAGTGTTACTGGCGAAACGCTTGCGGCTGATATTGACTACGTTAGAACAAACATTTGGAAAGTTGAGTACGCTGTTGACCCGTTCCACATCTCGTCTTTCTTTGGTGATGTAACAGTCGCTCCACAAGCGATCACCAAAGAAATTGGCGATCATTTATAATCCATAGGTGCGAAGCCTCTACGCACCTTAATATCTAAGGAGATTCCTATGAAAGAAAATTGTGAGTGCACCTATGAGTTGTCACGTGACCGTCTCGCTCGTAAAGGTATTACTGACACATTACCATCTATTGCGTGTCCTCCTGCACAACCCGGTGGTAATACAGAGGATAACAGTGCTGAACTTGAGAAGTTAAAAGCAGATTTAGCTGAAGCACAAAAAGCGAAAGAAGCTGCTGAGGCAGCCAAAGAAGCTGCTGAACAGGCGAAAACTGAAGCTGAAGCTGCGAAAACTGCTGCAGAAGAAAAAGCTACCCAAGCAGAACAAGCAAAAGCTGATGCAGAAGCCAAAGCGACTGAGTCTGCTAAAGCGGCAGAAGCTGCTAAAGAAGCAGAAGCTCAAGCTACATCTGCTAAAGAAGCTGCAGAACAAGCTAAAGAAGCTGCAGAAGCTGAGGCTGAATCGGCACGTTTGGTAGCTGCTAATGCTAATGTAGCAAAAGACCAGGCTGAGCGTGACAAAGAAGCGGCACAGGAATCTGAAGCTGCGGCAATCGCCAAAGCGGAAAAAGCGAAAGCGGAAACTGACAAAGCAAAAGAAGATCTTAACCAGGCACTTGCTGAACTTGTTACCAAACAAAACGAGTTGACTGCAAAAGATACCGAAATCGCAGAACTCAAACGTAAACTTGAGGAATGTCAGCAAGACAAATGTCCTGAAGTTGACGTCGTTTCTCTAGGTGATGAAACCGTGTTTAGTGGTAACTCGTGCGATGAAGTTGTTGGTCTTGACCACGATGGTGATGTACCAGCTGAGCCGCACGATCACTTGTAATAAGGAGTGCTTATGTTATGTACGTGGCTAAATAGAATCTACGGGCGTGATAGTCGCTCTACGCAGGTTATCAACGTCATCGTGAGTGCGTTATGGGCCATCGGTTTTTTAATTCACTCACAGAAAATCGTACAATTAAATATCCCTCATTTACTTGTCGAACGCCTTGACCAATTCTTTGTATTTGCTACGGCATCTGCTTTGTTCTCATTACTTGGGTTAGCATTTAAAGGCAGACAACACCAGGTGCTTAAGTTCTTCGGCTTGTCACTTGGTGCAGTACTACAAAGTATACTAGCGAGTGGGTATGTCACATCATACCCTCCACTGGAGACAATGTTAGTAATAAACCTCTTGATGCTATTTTGGTTCTTAGGGGCATTGCTATATATTTCTAAGTGTGAGGGATTCGATGGAAAATATCTTAGAGCACGTTGATATTATCTTCATCACAGTGGGTGCGTTGTTCGGCTCTCTGAAAGCGAGTGCGGAGCTTGATCGAGGTAAGGCTCCGTTCGTGAGATGGGTAGATATATTACTCGGCTTTTTTTGTGGAACGACAGTGGCGTTCCACTTTAATAACCCAGGGGCCCCGTACCTTAGCGGCTTAATCGCTATGGTCGGTGGAGTAAGTGGTGCGACTGCAGTAGAGGTTCTACTTCAGATGGTGCCGGGAATTGTGAATAAAGTCATCGGTAAAGTGGTTGACTCGAAATTAAAATAAAAATATACTTGATTTAACTACGAAGTAGTTGTTTTTCAAATTTCCTTTTTATTATTTAGTAGAAAAGCTCCGGTAATACGGAGCTTTTTTGTTTTAGAATAGATTGCTAAGTTTAGTGAGTATTCTACCTATGCTGTAGAAGATTACCAGTGTGGCAACGATGGTACTACCAATAGCGACGGGTATGAGGAATAGAAGTGCGAAGAAAGCACCAACTCCTACCCACCATTTTTCCGTTTCCAACATTGTGAATAGAACAACATTCATCACATAGATGGACAGTGGTGATGCCACCATTATAATGAACATACCGATGATTTCAATCGGTTCGAAATCAGCTTTTCTTACTTGCATCTTTTTCCTCCTGCTCGATTAACATTTCAAGGTAGTGGATCGCTTTTTTAAGATCTTGGATACCACCTTTGTTTCTCCAACGTGAGACGTACTTAACCACGTTCGCTTCGCAGTATCCTAGGCCATTTGCCAAGATGTACTCGATCGGTTGAATTGGTAGTTGGTAGTGGCTACCACCGACTTGTTTGTCCATAGCGTCTTTGCTTTCAGGTTGCGTTGTTTTTTCAGTCATAGGTTCTTCCTTTTGTATGTTATCGAACAGGATGTACTTACCATCGTTTTTTAGATTAAGTAGGATGGCTGAGTTAGATACTACTAATATGGTTATACGAAATCGTGTGCCGAAAAATAACTTCTCACGGGTCACGTCTTCTACAAAATATCCATATGCTTGTAGGATTGTTGCTGCTTGCTCGTAAATGTCTGACAACGGTGATGTTGTCGGCATATCGAAATGGGCTGTTGATTTTGAACCTTTTTTAAGTTTCTCCGGGTTTGCATGAAAAGGTTTCAATAGTGTGTTTATAATGAACACAACATCGTAAGCTATTCTTTCTGATTTTGCTTCTGCAATTAAATTACCATTCATTATAAGCCTCCGATAATGGTAGTCCTGCGAAGATACGCAGTAGGTAGTACTCAAGGATAGAACAAAGTCTCGTTTGACTAATCTCGTTATATTTACAAATTCTTTCTCTGATGAAAAGCACGTTTTCTTTCTCCAGTGCGTTAACCCCCCATACCTCGTCCGGTTTGGAATCATCCCCGAAGACAAGAGGGTACTCAGCCGCTAAGGCAGTAAGGTCAATGTGTTTTAATAAACTTTTAGATAGGTTGCTATTCGGTAAATAGTTGAGATATTCCTCGTCATTCTCTACATCAAATAGGTGGCCTAAAATAGCGTTCATCACCTGATTCTCTAGTTCAGCAAAACCAGGTACTGCTAGTTTTACAGGTTGAATAATATCACCTGTGTAAGCTTCTGTGAGGTCGTGCAGTAATACAGCTTTCAGCAACTTCTCTCTTGTGTTACCGTTGATGTGGTGATACACATAATCGAACATTGCAAGCGTGTGTACCAAAACTGAGACACCACGACCATTAAACCGTTTCACATTTGCAATACCGTGAACCATGTCATCAATACAAATATCTGTATTGGTAATAAAACGCAGGTCGATTAAACGCCCAGTGTGTGTTTGTATTGTACTCATTATGCAATCTCCATAGGTTTAACTTGGATGTCCACCGTAGGTAGGGTGACGAACTCTAAAATCTCGTCTAACCACTTACGGAAAAATTTATCAGGATCTCGTTCATCGGGTGGGATAAAGCACACCTCGTTGAAGTCGAACCCGCCTTGACTATACCAGGACACACCATAGAACTTACCAGCTTCAAACTTAACACCGAAGCTTACGATATTAACGTTCGTTTTTTTCTTTGGCTTCATCGACGATGCCCTCCCCATATGTTTTTATATATGATGCGATAGCGTTGACAGCGTAGGTTCTACGTCGCTTATCTCGCATCTCTTTGCTACTCTCTGCATCCGGTTTGTATCGACTCTTAGAGTACGCACATTCACACGTGCGGCAGCGTGTTTGGTGTCTACCTTGTGTATAGAGGAACCGAAAATCAGACAATGGTTTTTCTTCACCACACTTGGTACAAACTCTTGTTTCTTCCATACTCACTCCATCCATCTGATAACCGGTGTCATCGGCATACCATTTTGGAAAATGAACCAACCACTGTCTGTGGTGGACGAGGCTTTATCGTTCCCATCACCATCGTATTTACAGTTTACACGGCTCACATTCACGATAACCTGTGCAAGCTGATTGTTGTCTTTAAACAAGCTGTTGTACCGTTTCTTAGACGCTAAGAAGTCTAACTTTAAGAAAGCGATGAGTACACCACCAGGCTTTAAAAATTTCAAAGCGTGTTGGATAAACTCAACCGACAACCCAAATGGTGGGTTCATCACAACAATAGAAGTCTGCATATTAGTAGGATCTACTTGCAAGAAGTCACCTACCCAATCCAGTTCTTCTCTACGTTGAATGATGTCCCATTGTGTCACCGTCCATTTAGGCATCACGTTGAGTATCGCTCGTTTGAACGCACCATTACCTGCACACGGATCTAAGACGTGTAGGCACTGGTCGTTAGCATTTACGGTCTCGCTAAACACATAACGTAACATACGTTCTATATCCTTTTCAGGTGTGGCGTAGAAGTCGTGTTCCGGTCTTACACGTGCCTTGCCTGTCGCTAATTTCTGACCTACTGTGTTTCTTGAGGTAGCCATTGTATGTCCTTGTATGTCAGCATCGTCGCTACTGCGTCTTTAATGTGTTCAGGTGGCAGCAGGTGCATAATGTCTATGTAACGCTTGAGGATATACTGAATACGATGCTCAGGGTTATCCGGTGGTGTTACATCAATATTAAAACCTGCACGTCTTTTACGTAGTTTGTTTTTATCAAACTTGGTATAAGCCTCGTACATAGATTGGAACACTTGTACCAGGGTCTCACCTTGTGAAGCTGTCACAGCGGCTTCGATGCGTAGGTTGTTAGTTCGTGCATAATAGACGACCCAATCGACTAAGTTCTCTTTGGTGTCGTGCAGATTATGCTGTTTTAAATAATAATGGTATCGGTCACGTGGCCGTCTGTCTGATACACCGTAGTTCGATGGATTACCCATATACTCGATATAGTCAAGGAACCGCCACGACATAGGGATACCTGCGATAATAGCTATAGGAGTGTCAATACGTTTGTTTAAGTCCCGCTTGGTATTACGAGCGTATGGGTTCTTCAACTGGTGTACCAGGGAGTGATTCTCACGCAGTCCCTCTTTCACGATGGTCTCTGTTGTCTCATTGAGAGCAGCGACCATTGGGATGTTCCACGGCAACTGCATATACTTCACGCACATCTTGGTGGTGAGTTTATCAGACCTACACATCTCCATAGGTTCAAGGTACATAAATAGCCGTCCCCATTGTATTATTCGTTTTGTAGCACATAGCGTGTGTATCGGGGGATACATTGGCACTGTACTTCGATAACCGGTTGATCATCTCACCGATGGTCACATCTTTGAACTCAACAAGATCTGCGTTAGTCATATGCACATCGTAGGCGAGTGAGACTGCAGTACACAACTCATACTGTCCGATACAAATCAACTTGTCACCGAACGGTTTAAGTTCGAATGGGAACATTGTGTTGTTGAACTTGTACACTCGTGTTGTACCATTGTCCTTGCTGTACTCAATAAGCAGGGCATCGAACGCATCAGATTCACCGTCGATACTTGGCACAGCCTGTATCATTGAATTGAGACGATGCTGCATCTTCGTATGGTCTATGTTCATCGCATTGGACTTAGACAACTCAGCCATAAGCACTTTCTCTACAGCGGTGCACAGCCACGACGTACCGGCAACTGCCAGTGTGTGGATGTAAAACGACGACTCACGCTGTGATATTTTATTCACGTGCCCTGTGTAGTATCCACCTGCCATACAAGTGGTATCTGCCCATAGCTTGTTTTCAGAGGGGTTAAAAACACACACGGTCATAATTTACTCCTTTCTTCTCATCACGTCGTTGTGTCTCCACATCCGGGTACACAACCACGCCTATTTTGTACTCGTCATCTACTTTGCGTAGACCGATGTACCCTACAATTCTATTGTGTGAAGTCACCACGTCTGTAAGTTTCTCTGATAACACTTCGAACGGGTCTTTGTTGTTATACCGAGCGGTGAAGTATAGGGGAGTCTCCCCCATACTTTGTACTAACTCACTCAACTGGTGGCTGATTGTTGCCAAGGTTTTTCGTCGCTTCATCTTCTAACTTCCTGATGTGCTCTAGATAAGCATCGAGGTTGAATACGCTTTGTGCTTCAGGTTTGGTAGTATCAATCATCCACACTCGTGTTTTCTGTCCTACAAGGCCCATAGCTGTTCCTGCGAACATATCTTTGTTCGTACGTGACGCACCTGCAGACTCAAGCACACCCTCAAGACGACTACGGTCGAAGCCTCGACGTTTCGAGAACTCGATGATCGCATTGTTGCTAATAAACACGCATTTCGTATCAGGCTCAATACGGATACCGATAGCTCGTCTAGGTTGGAGAATTGGGAAGTTCGTTGCTTGACTTCCTGTAACCAACATAATGTCGAGGTTCTCGTTGAAGAACTCGGACAAGATTTCAGTATCGGAGCATACGATGCTACTTGCTTTCAGTTTGAGGTACTTAAGCAAGGCAACGCAGCCTTGTTCTACACGCATCGGGTCGAACGGGAACAAACCTAGTTGGTGTCCTATGTGTGCACCGAGTGCAGCTGCAGTGAACATATCTGCCCAAAAACGATAGCGGCTATGTAGCTCAGCGGCTTTGCTCAACTTCTCGTTCATTTCAAGCCACTGGGTACGCAGTGATTCTTCATTTCGTACGATGTAGTCAATGAGGATTGGGGCACATACACCGCCTAGCTCATTGAGTTGTCGTACCAGTGTGTCACCATACGTTTTATCGTTCATTTGTTTGAGACGCTTAATCGGTAGTTCAGCTACACGCATTAAGTAAGCCTCGTTCTCGTGACGTTCTTCACTGATTCTGTTCCACACGCTCACATTCGAGCTTGAGAATACGAACGAGTGCCAACCTGGTAAGGTTGGTCTAACGTCGTTGACCTGTGCGGCACCACGTAACTTCGATTTACCTGACGTACAAGTGTGGATGAACTCCATCATCTCGAACGCATTGAGCTGACCTAATTCATCATTTACCAGTGGTAAACTATTAAGGTAGCTGATGGTCTCGAAGAACGCTACGTTGGTCGCACCGTGTTTCGCTTGTAACACAAACGCATCAGGGTCGCCATAGATAGACATCAACGCCTTAGTCAAGGTAGTTTTACCCACACCTGAATCTTCGGAGAAGATATTTAAAATCCCACCACGCTCTAAAGCGAATCTAGAACGCATAGCCGCACCGAAACCTGCAGCTAATACTAAGCGATACATCCCTGCATCTTCGGCTCCGTATAAGCCGATTAGGACCTGTCTCCACTGATCTAACTTCTGCTCTGCGTCCATTCTACGTTTACACGCTTGGTCGAACGTCTTAGCAATTACAGTGCTACTCACTGGAGCAGGTCTAGGACCTGCTTTGGTATACTCTGTTCTACCAAGAACGAACGTACCACGCTCTGTCCAACCTAGTTGCTGTGGAGCGTTGGTCATCGCTCTCTCACGCTGATGCTTTTGGGCTAACAATTTTAAATATACATTCATATCTTTAGCCTGTGCGTCAGTTAAAATAATGTGTTTATCAGCCAGGACTTCGATGAGTTTCTGACCTTTAGCCACGATGTCGCCCGCTGTTAAGGCGAACTCAATTACCCCATCGTGTGGTGTATGTAATCTTGCCCAGTATTGTGGCACGCCTGTATTGGCGAGAACGCCAATGCGGTCGTAGATATAGAAGTCGTACTCGTACACCATCTTAGCGAGATTTTGACCATCTTCGTCAATCTCATCGCTCTTTGTCCATACTCCACCGACGCTTGGGTCACGATAGAATGGGTATGGATAACTCGGTATAATGAACTGTTCTTCTTGTTTCGATGCAGTTACCCCAGCTTGTGTAACAACAGCGAGTGGTGCTGTTACAACTGTTGGTGCACGCTCAAAGTCACGTCCTAGTGAAAGTGGCGTTGCTTTCGGGTTGGTCACTAAGTTCTTCAGGTGTGGACATCCTGCACATCCTGATGGGTTATTGTCTTTAAACCACTGGCACGTACGAGGACCACTAAAACAATTCATCGTTTTGATGGTTTCTTCGTAGTCGTAGCCACTGTAGTTCTCCGAGAACTTAACGGCCCACTCATCTTTATCTACACAGAAACGGATAATACTTAAACCCGCAGCCCACATCGGCTGACTAACGTTCTCCTGGTCGATGTACATATCGTACAACTGCTTACAACCTGAGCCCTCTAGTCTCTGCTTGTCTATGATGGCTCCGAACTTACGTTCTACATCGTCGAACGCCTCTTCAGACATCGAAGATTCTACGCCTTTAAGCCACTCAGGTGTTTCACCCAAGTTGAAAGTAGGTTGCTGTACCACGGGTGCCGAGAACACTTTTAGTGCTGATAATGCAGCGTGGAAATCTTCATATCTAATAGCGACGCCTGTATCTTTTACGATAGAGACGATGTTGCCTGACTTACTGTGCACAGTACCTGGGATGCGTAGCACTGATGCGGGGTCTGATGTACGGCTCTTATCATCGTGAAGACCGAAGTGCGAGCATACATTCTTAAGCATCGTAGCGGTTACACGCCATCTTGCTACATCAACGGGTGCGACTAACTCCCAGTAAATGTGCCAGCCCTCACCACTGCTGACGATGAACGTCGGGTGCGGGAGATGTGTCTGTTGTAAGAACGTTACTAAAGCTTGGAGACCGAGTTCCCTTGTTTGGTACACATCTATAGGCTTGCCAGTTTCGTGAAAGCGTTTGAGTGCTTTCTCGTACTTTTCTTTACCGCAGTCAATGTCAAGCCAAAAGGCTTTTAAGTCTATTACGTTTCTTTGTTTTCGGTTCCATTTTCGTTCTTCTTCGTCGAACTTAAATGAACCTAAGGCGAAATATACATCACCGAATTTTTCTGTTACAGAGTCGATTGCTCGTTCTGTAGCAGCTTCATCGCTAAAGTTAAGATGGAATGGGACGAATATCCCACGTTTTCCATCTTCAGTCTTTGTCAGTCCTGCAATTACATTCTTACCACTTTGACTCGTGATGCGAGTAAGAAACGACATATGCAGTTCCTTAGTTAAAAGTTATTAACGGTTGCCCAGTGCCATAACACGTAATGTTAATCGGATAATAGGCTCTACTACAGCGATGTCTGAACAAGGTAGTAATCCCTCGTCCATCGCACGATCTAATACCTTTTTGAATTTCACGCAAACACGTTCACGTTGCGACTCGTCTTCGTACTTACGACGGTATGTAATGCAGTTACGTAAATTGTCTGCAGGGATGTCTAAGATATTAGATAAGATCGAGTATGGCACATTCGAGTCTTTCAACGTTTTGATGAATTGGTACTCTACCGATTGCTCTCCAGCTTTCTCTCGCACTTCTTCAATCGTCTTAGGACTGATACGAAGACTTACGATTTTCTTTTTTTCATCTGACATAGGATTTTCCTTTTGGGGTAAGGGTGGTGGAGCAATCCACCACGTTATTATTAAATCAACGCAAGTAACTCATTTACATTTTGTGCTTGCTGTACACCGACTGCATTTGTCGTTGTTTGTGCAGGTTGAGGTGCTGCTGCAGGCTCAGTTGGCATAGTCGGCTCTGCAGGTTGAGCTGGCATCACAACGTCAGCTGGAGCAGATGCTTGAGCCACTGGTTGAGCGTGCTGTACTGGTGCGTGAGTTGCAACTGGTGCTTGGGTATAGGCACCTGCGACTGCATTAACTGGAGCAGAAACTGCTGGGCTAGGCTGTACCGCAGCGGCTTGGGTAACTGCCGGCTGCACTGGAGCTGTAACCACAGGGCTGACTGGAGCCACAGGTGCTGCCACTGGCTGCACGGGTGCTAATACTTGCGGGAAGTACTGAGCAAGATATTGTTGTGCCGTCGCATCGTCGACGCCTGGGTGCATCACATAGTCCACTACGTTTTGTGGTAAGGTTGCGAACGCAGGGTGAGCACGTAAGCCGTCTTTGAATGATAACGGTGCGGTTACTTGTGCCGTTACTGGTGTGGTTACTGGTGCAGCCACCGGTTGTGCCACAGGAGCAGCTTGTTGTACCACTGGCTGTGCCTGAGTTTGTACTTGTGCAACGGCTTGTGTTACAGCTTGCTGTACGTGTTGAACCACGTTGCCTAGTTGTTCAGTTGGTACTTGACCTACTACAGTCTCACCCATTTTCACGGTTACGTTGTCTTGGTCTGCGTCTAAGTTGATATAGAGGGATACATCTAAGTTCATTTTAAGCTCCTGTGCTTGTTTATATTCTTGTTCAGTTAAAAAACGATTTGGTAAGAAACGGATACCACCCGATAAGCCGTCCGGACAGTGCATAGTTGTCACCATACCCTCCCAGTTAGCCTGTTTAGATTTTAGTAAAGTCGCATAAGGCTTGAGACCATACTCATTCTTCGCCACGTCTGTCGCATAAATACCTTTTGAAGATACTTTAAGACGATAGGCTTTTGTTAAGTCGCTTGCTAAAGCCACCATTAAGTATTGTGACTTACCGCAGCGACGTGTGTTGTTCGGACCACTTCCTTTGACGTCCATCGGACAACCTTGACAAGTCAAGTGTTGACGTGCAGGTGCGTTCGGTGCCGGTGCAACGTTGTCGTATGACCAACATACTGGCTTTTTCGCCTCTGAGTCAGCGTTCTCGTTGTAGACGCCCTCGAAGAACGTACGGTACACGGTAGAACGACCCCCTGTCGGACCACAACCGAGAATCACCACATCTAGCGTGCGTTGACCAGGTAGTGCCACACCGCTCATATTCACGATGAAATCACCACGCTTGTCTAAGCGGATGGTATCTACCATCGTGGAGTCTTGACCGTCCATTGAGGTGTGGTCAGCACCTAGCATATACGATGGCAAGTTCGATGTTTCCGTGCCGACACCACCTGTGAAGAACGCCAACATACCACCAGCCTGTTGTGGTTGTGCTGCAGGTGCATATGCCTGCTGCACTGCAGGTGCGTATGCTTGTTGTATAGGTTGTTGAGCTACACGGTCATACTGTGGTGTGTACACGAGCTGACCATTTACGTTCATCATCGCACGACCTGTAGGATCGTAATAAATCTGCTCTCCGTTCGGGGCAATATCAATAATTTCTGACATAGGGTTTCTCCAACTTAAGATGATTTACGTATGGAAACGGAGTACTTATCCACAAACATCATACCATTGGGTAGTTCGCCACCGTTTAAAGATAGATACTCTTTTATCGGTGTTGAGTAGTGCTTGACTTGTACTAAGTCCATACGGTCGTTAGCCTCGGCCCATTTTAAGAACGCTGTTCCGTCGGCTACTGTAGGTGTTTGTGTTAGTGAACGTGTGATGCTTGCACCACCAGCCTTGAAACTGTCCACACCCATTTCAAGACAACGGTCACCAAGAGCGATTTCCAATTTGTCCTGCTTTTCTTTTAGCTCCTTGTCTTGCTTCGCTAAATCTGAGCGGATAGCCTTGACTTGGAAGTATAACTCGACCAATAACTCAACTGATGCTGTTGTTAAATCCAATTTACCATTTTGGTCGATCTTTTCGTTTTGGATCGTCATTGTATTAGATTCCTCGTAAAAAGTCTTTATAAAAAGTTAATAAATAATTTTCTGATTTTTTGTTCTCTCTCAAGTTCGAGTACAACTTCCACTCGGCTGGTGTTGAGTACAAATGAACAATCGTCATACTTTCTGTTTGCCCTGGTCTGTCAATGCGGTTACAGGCCTGAGCGTACGTTTCTGCAGATGTACAAGGTCCGAACCACACGATACAACTTGCGTTAGTCAGTGTAAGTCCGTGTGACATCGTTTGTGGAATTGCCACAATTACATCAAGACTATTGTCTTCTTTGAAACGTCCGAAAATGTCGTCTCGTCGTTTCGCTGACACGTCCCCGTCAATAATCTCAGCCTTGATCTTCCGCTCTTTACCATCCACGATAATTTTCGATTCTGATAATTTCTTACGTATAAGTGCAGCCGTGTGTTTAAACGGAGCGAACACAATCGTCTTGCCTTTATCAGCCGTAGACGCCTCGTTGCGAGCCTTTTGTATAAAGTCAATCGTCTCGTTGATACGACCTGATACATCAAACTCTAACGCACGTCCGTCATCATCGTAGATACAACCTGTCGCCACCTGAATGAGTTTACCTGCGAGTACTGCAGCGTTCACTGCGGTAACTTGCATTAACTCGTCTTTAACCAGGGACTCCTCCTTGAGCTTGACATAAAACGCTTTTTGACCTTTATCGAGCTCCACTTCACGATACACGTGTACCATGGATGGCAAGTCGATACAATCTTTCTTCTTAATCGAGATTGCAGGTCTCAGCATACTAAACGCTATGTCGTGTGCTTCAGGTCTGTCTACCCATAAGAAGTCATTGATCTTACGCTGTACAGAATTGCGGAACTCCCAAAAACTTCTAAACTTCACATTGTGTGGTACGACCAGTGCTGCTTGTCCGTATGCGGCAATTACGCCTCTTAGGATCGGCGTACCTGTCAGTCCCCACACATACTTGGTATCTTTAAAGAGATTGTAGGCTTCTTTCCATCGCTTGCTCTCGTGGTTCGAGTAGGACGTTACCTCGTCGATAACCACACAGTCGTAGTTGTTAGCCTTAATCTCGTTGTGAATAACACTGATACCCTCATAGTTAATCACGTGTACCTGTGCACCGTTCGCTGCCAACTCAATGCGTTTGGCTTTCGGTCCGTGTAACTTCGTCACGGTGATGGACGGGTCCACATTAAAGAACTCGTCAACCCACGTACGTGTCAGCGTGGACAGCGGTGCGATAATCAACGCTCGCTTAATCTCTCCGATGCTGAGTAAGTACTTAATACAATGTACAACGGCCAGTGACTTACCCGTACCCATATCGGCGAAACACAAGGCTCGCTTGTTGGTGGTTAGGAACGAGCAGATTTTCAGCTGGTGGACATACGGCTTGTACCGACCTGAGAACTCGTAGTCACGGATCATAGGCGACAGTACTGTTACACCAATGTCTGCACACTTCTGCATCTGCTCAAGCTCCCACCGCACCAGTACAGCACTCGGATTCCCATTCTCATCGTACTCTGCTATAGCTGAGCGTGGGACGGACATCGCCACGAGCTTAGCCATCTTAGTTCGAATTAAGAGAGCCTGGTTTTGTATGTTCTCAATGGGTCTCAGTGCCATTCTTCAACCCCAATTCTTTAAGAACTTCATCAGGTGACATACTCCCGAACTTGGCGTTCGTTGATCGGATAGCCTCAACAACTTTATTGACCGCCTCGTTCGGTGTATTACCTATGTCGTGCTGTTCTGACAGGGCGTTGAGTTCCTCAAACACCTTGTCGTTCTCGACACTTAGGCTACTTGCCTCATTCATCAGAAGCTCCAGTGCCTTGATAAGCAACGACCCTTGCGTCTCTTTGCCATCTTGCGTCTTTTGTGGGACGTTCATCCCTTTTAAATTATCTACCAGCGATGCCAGTCTATTTGCGTGTACTCGCATCAGTTGTGTGTTCTTCTGAAGTAGGAACATCAGGATGTCCCCCCGGATTTCCAGAACTCGTTGTTCCTCGTTCACTTAGTGCTCCATATACGCTATGTACGTAAGAAATTTGTCGCAAACAGTCATCTTTCGCATTGTGTGATGTTGGCCACTCGTCATTATTTAGACCGAAGTCGTCATTGAGCTGACGTAATGATCGTACATCACGCACTTCCCAAAATTTAATAATTGGCTCGTGGATGTTTAGTTCTCGTTCGAACGCACTGTTTACAATGTCTATGTCGAAAGTACCCGTGTTCCACACACGTACTTCACCTAGTTCACGTGCTTGCTTAAAAAGATCGAAAATTTTAAACAGTTCTACCTTGAGTATATTATCTACTTCAGTAAATAACTCATTCATATAACTTTGGTTTGTCACTACCCACCATTTAAGCGTGGACGGTGAAATAGTTGCACCAGCTTGCGGTGTAAGACCAAATCGCACGTGGCGTGATAGTGCCTCATTCACTCGTCCGGTGAATGGGCAAAAGCACACGAGTGCTAACTCTAAGATGTGTGCTGACGGTTTGGTGTCAAGCGTTTCTAAGTCCAACATAAAGTGGACGTTTGCGGTATTTTCCATTTTTATACTCCGAGGGGTTTCGGTTATTATTTTCCTGCTTTTTTGCTACGGTTGTAATGTACCGATGTAACTTGCAGATTGCTACGACGGTTGCTCCCGCCTTTCGATAATGGACGTTTGTGGTCCACATCTTTACCTGCGATAGCCGCATCACCAAGTTCTTTACGCATAAGGCGACGTGCCTTGTTACGTTCAGAACGGTTGCGACGTTGCTCAGGCGTACCGTGGTATTCACGATACTCTTTTTTGTAGTCTCGTTGCTTAGCCATATCAGACTCCTTTTCTTTCACCAGGATGGAAACGACAGTCCGTAATCGGACACCACGCACATAGGTTATTTCGCTTAGCTGGCCACTCTCGCAGCTCAGCTGCTTGGACGATTGGAATAGATCGGTTCATCCACTTGTCTATGTACGCAGGCATTTTAGCACGTTCGAACGATGCTTTCGCTATTGCGTTGTGATTGATGAATAATAAACTTGCATCAACCTTGTTCAACTCAGGGAAATGTAGGAACGCAAGAGCACTCATCAATTCCAACTGACCTACATCCGGGTAACGATGGCTACCTGTTTTATAGTCGACCATTTTAGCCTGGTCACCATCTAGTGCCATAAAGTCAAATTGACCACGTATCCATACGTTCTTGCCGAAGTACTCGACCTTTTTCACTTTCCAGTCCATCGCCATTTTCGTCTCGACGTACTTCTTACCAGGTAGTGCGATAAGACCATTCATCAACTTCTCATACTTAGCGGCTTCGTCGCTCAGTTTGTAGTTGCCATCATTGAGGACGAAGTTCTCCAACTCCTTATGTATTCTGTCCCCTAGTGCCGCTGCTTCAGTCTGTACATAAGGCACAGTCTTCAGGATTTTCTCCTGGTAGTACCGGAATGGGCACGTCTCGTACATTTTTATAGCCGTGTACGACAGGGCTGGGTATTTAGTTGCCACGTTTATTTTTCCCAGTTTCATTCCATACATATGGATTAATGTATGTTAAAACAACAAATAGCACACTGTATATCACATCGCTAGGTATTCTTTCAGTTATACCTTTGTGCAAAAGGGCTCCTGCTATAAGTAGTAAAAAGATAGCCATTACCTTTAAATATATGTACATTTGTTACTATTCCTAAACAATAACACGGATTTTCTTACCGCTTTTCTTAACAACAGCACCAGTTTCTTTAGCTGCTATCTTAATAATCTTGAGAAACTTACGTTTGTCCAAGACTTTGTGCTTACCCATATACGTGGTTACGTATGTATCTCTGATTGTGTAAGAGAAACTACTTTCATCTTTATCAGGGTTTGCTTTTCTTAATTTGTATAGATAGTTGGTAGCGTCGTTTATCTCAGCCTTGTACCCATCCACAATTTCACGTTTTGTAATTCTCATCGTCATCTCCGTTTTAAATAATCATAATAATCTGCTTTTTTGTTTGCCCACTTCTCGAAATCTTCCATCGTCATATTGGTCATACTTCCATCAGCGTTATATTTTATAGCTGTATCGACTACCTCGCCATTAACCACAGTGTAGGATTTGTCGTAGTAGAAGATATGGTTGCGTACTTTAATGTACGGTCGTTCTTCGTTATCCATAAATCAACATACCTGTCTTGTTGATAACAGCTTCTGCATTTTCTTTTGTTCGGTAGCAGTTCTTATGCTCACGACGATTGATGCTTGTTTGACTGTGGTTAAACACTTCGCACTTCACCATCGGTCGTCCGTAATCGAACGTGATATACCAGTATGTGTCACCGTGTTCTGGGTAGTATGCGTTATTCTCAAGTTCGGCTTCACGTGTGATAACTTCGAACTCAGGAACATAAAACTCATAAACCGTTTTCAACGGACCACCTTGTTGTTGGGCGATGTATTTACCATCTTTAAGTTTACCAACAATGGCAACTTCTATATATTTCCCATCAACATCACAACCGCCGAGTAAGAGTGAGTTTTCCAATGCTCGTTCAAATAATTCAGATTGGTCTTTATACTCATCTTCCCACAGTGATGCGATGCTATAGACTACGTTATAAACGCACACACCTTTTTCATTCCAAATGAGATAATCTTGTACGCTCTCATTTGCACCAAGCACAAAGCCAAAGTATGTTAAATCATCACGCTTTTTCAGATTTTTTAGTTTGCGGTGGTCCGCTAATACATAAGCTTTTTCACCGTTCTTTAATTTAACAGGATTACCATTTAGTGCTTCTAAGATAATCTCGTCTATTGATAATTCAGTCATTTTTTAATTCCTTTTTACTCGCCACTAAGCCAACGTTTCTTTGGCTTTTCTTCTTTCTCGTAATAGAACAGGTCAAACCTACCGTGACTATAGTCACCGTCCATCATAACGGTACGATGTGTTATTGACACAGGTGTGATACCGTTCTTGTTCACGAACCTGCATAGGTCCAGTGGGTCTCCTATTGAGACATACTTAAGTTCTTTCATCACTTATGTTACTCGCTAGTTGGTCGATAATTACGAACCCTATCGCCAAAAGCGTTTTAGGTTCTGCCTGTTGTAGACGATTGAGAAATATCTTAGCCGCCTCTTGTTCGTTCTCTGAATACGTCGTCGCTTCATACATACGTCTCAATTTTAAAATTTGGTCATCACTGGACTTCATACGTGTTTTTAAGCTCCTGTAATTTCGCTTTAGATACTTCCTCGCACTTGCCGTACTGTCTACCCATCTCGCACTCACAGTCTACTACGAGACCATCTAACCACTCAGGTACGGTACGCATAGACTCCATTACATATGTGATCGCTGGGTAAAGTTCTTTATCTTCCACCAACAATCCCCACTCATCGTGTGTGTTGAGACTGGTCGGGTACTTCTCGTTTATCTTTAGGCCTTGCCACTTCATCAAAGCGAACGCTAGGTATTGACCTAAGTTTTCCGTAAGCTTGGATGAGTAAATATAGACCCATTGATAACGCCCCTCTTTCAAACCCCAGTAGGCGAAGTTGTCACGTACGCTACCGTCTTCATACTCTCTGCGACGCTTACACAGTTTGTAATAGCTCAATCGCATACCATCAGGTCCGATGATACTTGGAACAGTCTTACCGTGAATTTGGTAATTGCCATCGTAGTAGAACAACTTACCCGTTGGACCACCAAAATAGCCACTACCACCCGCCAACATATGGTCAAGTACTTTACCACATAACTTCCAAAACTGAGGAAGTGCTGGGTATGCGTTGCGGAACTTGTTAATGATGTCTTTCGCCTCATCTTCAGTTAAGGTAACACCACCGACAACCGCAGCGTAGTCCATAAATGCAGACCAACTAATACCATAAATACCACCAAGTGAGGTTACTTTACCAATGGTACGGAAGTGAGCCAGGCGTTTGTCACCAGACTTACGTCCTATATTGATGTCTTGCCACGGTACACCATATATCATCTCTGCGGTGACTGAGTAGACATCTTGACTGTGTTTAAACGCATCAAGTAATATCTTCTCGTTCGCCATATACCCAGTTATCCGCAACTCGATCTGCGAGCTGTCTGACACAACAATCGTGTGCTTGTCATCAGGTGAACAGATTGAGTCACGAAGTGCGGTCGTTTGACCCTCTTTTCTTCCGCTGCTCAAATTTTGAACATTTAACGACATCTCCCCACTAAGCCTATGCGTCGCTGCACCACTAATCTTATATGGTAGTCCGAACTTCGGCTCCCACTTGGTGCTGTCAATGAACCGCTGAGTACGTGAGTGCTCAATAGAGCTTGCCATCTCCATACGAGCGTCGCACACCTCTCTTAATTCAGGCGATAAGTCTGCCAGCTTGTGGAAACTCTCGTCTGTGAGTGAGAACGCATAGTCTACCTTGCCAGTCTTCTCCGATACCTTAGTTGGGATGATGAACGCATAATCAATTTCTTCATCTCGACTGTTCGCATCGAAAATATCCTGGTCTGTAACACCGCCCATTGTCTTAAGCAGCACACCGAACAACCGTTTAGATCGTAGGTACTCTTTCACTGTCTCAATGTTGCCATCGAAATACTTGTCTGCAACTGGTCGCACTTTCTCAAGGCGACGTTTATCCAAGCGACGTTTCTCTTTATGCAATACATCTGCATCGAGAGCTAGTCGTGGATATAAGTAACAACGTGACATCATATCCTGGAACTTAATCTCGTTCACAGGTAACAGCTTGATGAAGTATTGCAACGCTGCATAACAGATCTCCGTATCGTGGATACAATACGCTCGGTAATCTTCAAAAAATTTAACTGCTTCACGAGCCACTTCTACAAGGTCTTTTTTGCCTTTCTTGAGTGTCCCTTTTTTCGTATAGTTTTTACTCGTGAATTCAGCGATAAACTTCTCGTTGATTTCTTCCTCGTGCATATACCAACGACCATCAGGGAAGCGGAACAGACGCTTCTTAGAGGCTTCGCTCCGTTCTTCACCTTTGTCTTCAATCTGAATACCTGCACCTTGTAGTAACTTCGCCACCGAACCTAAGTCGTTTCCATTGACGATGACGTTACCACCTACAGCTGACATCATACCCAGTGTATCAAAGAAGAACGCTGGCGTGTGACCGAACTTATCAATAATAATCCGAGCATCGAACTTAATGTTGTGACTTGCGAGTGCTACTTGAGACCAGTCGAATGTGGCTAACACGCCTGCCATCTCTTCTTCGCCCACTACGCATTTCGTCTCTCCGTCGTTCAGCTTGTATGACATTAAGATAAGTTGAGCTTTCTCACCGTTGAGGTACTCGCCCATACATACGTTAGAGATTGAGTGACCATTTTCACCTTTCTCGTAGTATGTCTCAAAGTCAACCGTTAATACATCCATCTAAAATACCTTTAAGAGTGTGTATGTTATCTTCATTTATAACAAGTGCGATACCTTTGGCATCTTCAATCTTACGAAGTTCCATCGACTGCAGGGCCGTTAATTTATGTGATGAAAGGACTGACTTCGTTTCAATCCCAAACATACGCCCATTCAAACAACCGATGAAGTCAGGAATACCGCCTCTAGAGTAACCTTTAGACACTGGCATAAAGTACCAACACTTCTCACCATATGCGTCTAAGATCTCTCGCACTTGTTGCTTTACCTTGCCCTCTTTCGTTTTGGCAACAGGTGTTACTTTCTTTTTAACACCCTCGCCTATACTATATCCATAGTTTGGGGTGTTGTCAACGTCTTTTTTAGATGCCACGTAAAAATAACCATCCTTTCATATCTTCATACAGTTTTTCCAAGTCATTGCCACCACGTCGTATCCAGTTGTCAATGTGTGCAACAAATTGTAATTGAGCACCCGTGTGACCTATGCGACCTGTGTTTCTAAACGCCCGCACTTCAAGACTACCGTTCTCCCGTTCACTCACAATACCGTAGTCGTTCGGCTCGTATGTTCCGTTCGCACGCTTGTTCATCAACTGACAAAACTGGTTCGGCTCACGTCCGATGACACCACTATACAACGTGTGTATCCAAGGCTCGTGCCACACGTCAGTAAACAGATTTTTCTGCCACTGATGAGCATACTTATCAACGGTGATGTGTGTTCCCACGTTGGTGGCATCAAGGTCTACGAACTTATTAAATAGTTTATCCGTACCTATGCCTCGTAGTGCATACAGCACCTCATTGATATTGTGCGGTCCGAGTACAATCTCGAATCCATCAGGTACTGTACCATCTTCTTCAATACTGAAGTTCGTTCCCCACCCACGCTCAATGAGCATTTGTCGTAGTCCTGCAGCAAGGCACTTCTTCAGTTCTTGTTTGGTTAAATAATCGGTTGGTTTAAGTGAGTACTCAAGCTCAATGCCATAATTTAAGTGGTTATTTTGAGGTTGGTACTTCACCATATTGGTGTGACGTAGCATTACGCCATACGCCATCATCTTCCACGGCTCGTCTTTGTATAATTTATTCACTTCCCGTGACTTTAAAAAATTCACTTCTCTCATCTTCAGTTGTCTCAACAACAACGGTGTGAGGTTTACTGTTTCTGCACTCATATTTTGTCCTTAACTGACGCATTGGCCAGTCCGATAAGATGGGACTTCATCACCCACAAATCTTCTTCCCATCGCTTGTTTAAAACCGATATTACTTTAACGAAAACGTCAACTGGTACAGCCACAACGGTTGTAGTGGTGGCACTTCTAAGCTCTAGACGAGGGTACACAGTCGGGTGTGCGTAAGGTACAGCACGCCAACGGTGTCCGTCATACATCACTTCTGTCTCGATGACCATCGCTGTGGTATGTAATGACCACAAGTCAGCAGGATGTGCCTGTGCGTAAGTCAGCACGAGCTTTTTCATCCACGTGTCATCTTCACCATTATTAATCACGAAGCTCGATTGGTCTTGCACAATACACCTCACGGTAGAATGTCTTGACGTCTGCGTAGCTCATCTCAACTTGTTTGGCGATTTGATTAAGCGGCATACCGAGGCCAATAAAGCCGATGAGCTTTTTGAACTTAGACTTATTCAAGTGACGTGTACGCAAACGCATCAGCACCGTAATCATATTGCCTAAATCTTCACAGTCTTCTAACTTCATACCCACTTTGTTCGCCAGTGCCTCAATGTCACCGCCCGCATCAATTACATTAAACAGGTCAATAAGCTGTTTGTTGTTGAGCTTGATTTCTGCCGGCAACACACGTGAGAGGTTCGTATATCGTGTGATCGAGTACTCACTAAACGATGGGTAAAACTGTGTGATGGCTGGTCTTGACCATCCCTTTTCTTTTAATCTTTTCACCGTTGTTTTCGGGTTTAAGATCGCTTGTACTAAATAAGTCATTTTATCTCCAAAAATTCTACTGGTTGTGCCACGCAGACGTGTCTATTCTCCACGACCTGCACTTCTTCATTAGCCGCACACATTCCCCACTCACCACGTTGTAAGAGGAACGCATACCACTTGTACTCAGCATCCGCATTTGACTCCAACAAGTCACGGAAGCTCATTGTATTTAACGTGTCGATGCTCGGTGAGGGTGTCCACATCTGTGCAGACACCACGCCTATAGAAAATCCGAACGCCAACGTAAGTAAGATACTTTTAAGCATTACATCATCTCCAGTCTATGTTTTATGTAATGCTGGCAATAGGTGCTTACCAACGCAGCTGCTTCGTCTTGTAGCTCGTGGTCTTTCGACTCAAACAAATGTGCAAGACGGTGGTGGTCTACATCAGACAACACTTCAGTCTGCTCGCCATCGTGTGAAAGATTAAGACATTTGTGCATACTTAATTGAGCCAGTGCGATATTTACCGTATGCTCACCTAGATCTTCGCAAGTATCCGCTAGTGCCGATACACGACACTCCATATTCAGAAGTTGTAATACCGACGTGTCTTTGTAATCTTCGAATTGCTTACAAAATTCCTCAAACGCATCTTCAGCGGCTTCATACCCATAGTACCCACTGCACGAGTCTACCCAGTCCCCCGACGCATCTTCTACACACACCGTGTAAACTTCACCGTTCGCCCAGTCAGTTAATAGTTGAAGTGAACTGTCGACGTACTTCTCAAATTTCTCACTGGACATCTTTGCTGTCTCTACGATGGCGAACCCTACGTACCCAGAGTCCCAACGACAAGTCGGTGCTCCACGACTATACGATACGCTGCTATGCTCATAACGACTGATTGTGCACACGTGATAGTTCGCATTAAACCACTTCTCAGCACGGTTGAGTAGACGAACGTGCCACGGGTCGAGTAAACACGCATCGTGACTTGTGTTGAACTGCGGGTACCCGCTGAATAACAATACATACATCGCCATCCAGTCCAGGCCCATCACAGCAGCGACGTCACTTCCACGTGCATTTTTACCATATTGTTCAGCTACTTGATCAAGAAGATCGTACCAATCTTCCCACGCTGGTGCGGCTTTTGACTTGTCACCTGTGAAGATGTCGATATTGCGACGACCTCCGTAGATGTAGAACTCAATATACCCATTACCTATTAGTTCTTCTGCTGATTCATATGCGTCACCGTCGTGTAAGATGTTCACAGACATACCGTTTTTTAATCGTATTGT